GGTTCGGGTCTGAGTTGGAGCGACGGTTGGCTCCTCAGATCGCCAGGGTCCAGCAGCGGATCGCTTCGTCGTTTGCATCCTCTGGTGCGTTGGCGAATGCGGGGGCGGTTGCCGGGGAGAGCATCGGGCAGGCGCTTGGGAAGACGTTTGGGAAAGACGTATCGGGGCTGGTGGTTCCCCAGGAGATGGCCCGCGTCGAAGGGGCGTTGGTCAAGGAAAGCGGGAAGGCCGGGCGGAAGGCTGGTCAAGAGGGTGCCCGGCAGTTCCAGGACGGGTTTCAGGCCCTCGCCGCCTTCGCCATCGCGCGCCGGATCGGTCGCCTATTCTTGGAGACGGCCGGGGCCTCTATCTCCTTCGAGCAAGCCTTTGTGGGAGTACGCAAGACCGTATCCGCATCCGAGGCCGAGTTCGCCACCCTAGAGCGGCAGTTCCGTGACCTGGCCCTGCGGATACCCGTTGTCGCCGAAGACATCGCCAAGGTTGGTGAGGTCGCCGGACAACTGCAAGTCCCCGTGCCGATCATCGCCTCGTTCACCGAGGAGATGCTCAAGCTGGGCGTTTCCACAGACCTGACCGCCGACCAGGCCGCATCGTCCCTGGCCCGATTCGCCGCCGTCATGGACTTCCCCATTACCCAGGTCGGCCGCCTGGGCTCCGTGCTGGTAGCCCTGGGCAACGAGGCGGGCGTCACCGAGTCAGAAACCCTTCAAGTGGCCACGCTGCTCGCCGGGCTTGGCAAGACGGCCGGTATCAGCGCCGATGCGATCCTGGGCATCGCGGCCGGTATGCGTCGGGTGGGCGCGGAGTTTGAGGCAGGCTCCTCCGCCATCCAGCGAACCGTGGACACGTTGCAGCGGGCGGGCCGGGAGGGCGGCTCCAGCCTGACCGAACTCTCCGAGTTGACCGGGATCGCGCGTGAGGAGTTCGCCCGGCTGGCCTCCGAGGCCCCGGCAGAGGCGCTGGTTGCCTTCTTGCGCGGTGTCCGGGCGCAGGGGCAGGGGGCCATCGAGACGCTGGAGCGGTTCGGGCTGGCCGACCTGCGGGTGTCGCGTGAATTGCGCCGGGTCGCTTCCGGCGTGAGCGAACTGGAGCGCGCGTTGGGGATTTCGTCCAAGGCGTTCGAGGAGAACTCGGCGGCAACCGAGGAGGCGAACCGCTTCTACCAGACCTCCGAGGGCCGGTTGAAACTGCTTCAGAACCGTTTCCGGGAGACGCAGATCGAACTCGGCGGCAAGCTGGCTCCGGTGTTGATCCAAGTGACCGGCCTGTTTGCCAACATGGACAAGTCCACCGTGGCGGTCGTCGGGTCTTTGGGCCTGGTCCTCTCGGCCGGGTTCGCTGTTTCACGCCTTGGCAGCATATTCGGTGAAGTAGCCAAGAGTCTGAATAAAGTCACCATCGGAGGCAAAAGTGCGGGGAAGGCACTAAGCGTCCTTGGCAAAATCGGCATCGGCGTCCTCGCGTTCGACCTTCTCGGGCAGGCGTTGGGTGCGCTCACGAACAAACTCGACGAGCTGCAACGAGGCAAAGCAGACATCGACGGAACGACGCTGGCCCTTCTGCAATTCTCCGAGGGATCGAAGGCGGCTGCCGATGTTCTTAGCAAAGCTCGCGTGGATACCTCTATCTACTTCGATTCTTTCCGCGAGGGTGCAGGCTTTCTCGACAAGGCCGGACGGGCATTTCAAGATTTCGCCGGGCACTTCCCCGGACTACAAGGAGCGACCGAGAATTCCCGGAAGAGCGTGGATGACCTCGACAAAGCCTTAGTCAAAATCGCCGAACAGTCTCCAGAAACAGCACGCCGCATCTTTGAGCGTTTGAATTCCGAGGTCGAGGACCTGAACGTGTCGGCTGAAAACGTTCCCAAGATTTTCGATGACTACACCGCCGCCCTGGATGCCAACTCGGCCACCGCCAAAGTCAACGCGATCGTCCAAGAAGAACTTGCCGCCTCCACCGACGCCGTTGGCATCTCGGCCACCGAGGCCGCCGCCGCACTCGCGCAAACCGTTGCCTCCGCCTCCTCGGCCTTCAACGCCTTGTTCGACCAGTTCACGCCCGACTTCGGCGATACCTTCGCCGTCCAGGTCGAAAAGACTTCCGCCGCCACTTCGGCAGGCACCCGCTCCGCCTTGTCCAACGCCCGCACCCTGCGCGAAGCCCGTGAAGCCCTGACCAAGGCCCGTGAGGATGGAGCCCGCCGCATCGCCGAAGCCGAACGCCGTCTGGTCGAAGCCGAGGAAACCGGACTGGAGCGTATCGCCGCAGCCCGTCGAGCACTCTCCGATGCCCGCGCGGCATCCCGTCGTCGAGTCCGTGACGCGCAGCAGGAGCTACAGGACTTCGAGGCCGCGCTGGCCCGCACCGGCTCCGGTGCATTGTCCCCCGAGGATGCCATCCGCCTACGGGAACTCAACGAAGCCGTCACCGACGCCCAACAAGATGCACGCCTCGCCGAGCGGGAAGGCCGCATTACCCTGCGGAGCGCGGAAGAAGAGGCCGCCGAAGCCATCGCCGAGGCTCAGCGCAAGATCACCGAGGCGCATCGTGCCGCCGCCGAAGCGATCAGGAATGCTCAGCAACGCATCGGCGATGCCTTAGACCGGGGCAGCGCCAATGCCGAGCGGAACTCCGGCCGCAGCGCTAAGGCGGTGAAGAATGTCGTTGACACCGTGGGCGAGTTGCAAGCCTCCTTCGTCACCAACGCCCGCAACCTCAATGAGTTCTTCGACCTGCTAGAGGATGCCGCCGACCGTGTCCTGGGGGTGTTCGACCGGGACATCGCCGAGCCGTTCTTGGCGCGGTTGGCCGAGATGGGTCCGGCCGCAATCCCTATCCTGCGCCAGTTGCGCAATCTCTCCGAAGCCGAGTTGGAGAAACTGGTCCTGTTGTTCGGCGACCAGGTGAAGGCGGCGAAGCGGGCGATGGATAACCAATTCGATAAGTACCCGAGCAACGTCCGCCAGAAGCTCAACCTGGTGAACAACGCGATCGCCTTCGGTCTGGCCGATATGGTCGCCGAGTGGGATGAACGGTTCGGCGATATGCGTACCGTCACGAACGAAGCCGGGTTGGGCATCCTCGCGGAGATGGAGGCGCTGGTTGCTCAGTTGGAGATTCAGGCTGAGGCGGGCGGCGTCGCGTTGACCCCGATACAAAAGGGATTCCTGGACCTGTTCGCCACAGCCGGAAACGCAGGCGGCAAAGTGGATGCCTTGAAGGGGCTGCTGGCATCTCTGGACGGGAAGCGGTTCAAGACGGACCTGGACTTGGACATCGAAGCCGCCTTTTCGGAGCTTCCCGCCCGCGCGCGGTCGGTCGAACTCAACCTCGGCTTCAAGCTGGCACACGGCATGAGGAACTTCGGCGGCGGGTTAGCCTCTGTCGGCGAGCAGGGGCCAGAGTTGGTCAACGTCCCGGCAGGCTCCGACGTGTTCTCTCATACCGAATCCCGTAACATTCTGCGGAACCTTGCGCGGTTCGGCACCCTGGCCCAACTACCGCCCATCAACATCAATGAAGTGGCCTCCGACCCGATGGCAACCGCACGAGCCGTGAGCAACGTGTTAGCGATGGGATCAAGACGATGAAGGCACGCGACTACCTGGTATTCGGCGGGATCGAACTAGCGAATGAGAACCGTACCTCCGCATACGCCAGTCTTGTCCGAGGCGTCGCCTTGGTATCCGAAGGGTGCGGGTGTTCGGTAACCGACGAAGGCCCCTACTCCAACCCAGAAGACGACGACGCACCGTGGGTTGATCCAGCCCGTTCCGAATCCTTCGACTTCCTCGGCATGATCGCCCACGACATCCGCATCGACCCGATCCCCATCCGCAGCGTCACCCCGCGCGCCCGACGCGGAGCCACCATCGGCTCCCTGCGCCTGCGCCACCGAATCCTCAGTGTGACCGCAGCCTTGATCGCCACGTCCTCCCAGGGCATGGCCTACGGCGAGCGGTGGGTGTCCGACGTGTTGAGTGGAGTCATCATCGGCTGTGCCCCGGACGAGATACGGCTGCTCCTAGCGTGCCCCGAAGATGCTGCCGTCGCGCAGTTTCGCACCCTGCGCCGGGTCGGGATCGTGGACGGCCCCACATCCTTCCCAATCGCCGAGATGCCGGAGTGCTACGTTCAATCCATAACTTTCCAGATCGCCGCAGGCATCCCCCATCTGCTCACCGACGCCGAAGACTGCCTAGTCGAAACGATCCTGGTCGGAGGTTCTTAGACATGGCCATCTCCTGCTGTGACATCGTCGCCCCCATCCGCCTGGGAGATTCCGTAGCCGTCATCACGCTGGTCGCAGGGGAACCCGACCCCGTCAGCGGGATCGTGTTCACCGCCGAAGGATGCGACTGCGGTTACGCCGACATATATTGCTTGACCCCAAATCATCGTCTCCTTACTTCGGACCTTCGATGGGTGCCTGGCGGAGAGATAAAAGTGGGTGATGAACTTCTCGCGTTTGAGGAGGAGCCATCTCCAGGTAATCGAAACCGACGGTGGCAGCGCGCACTTGTAACACGATCTGAACCAGCGATGAAACAATGTGTGCGTGTTTCTCTCTCCAATGGTGATGTGATCGACTGTTCAGCAGACCATCCTTGGCTTGGGATGTTGCGTTATGCCGATGCTGATTTTACTCAGACGCGCCGTTGGATCGCCGCGCGTGATCTCGGCCGACGAACCGGACGATTAGGGCAACCGCCTACTGTTACTCGTATCTTTGATGTGTGGGATCAGGCTGATTCATTCGACGCGGGATGGCTATCCGGGGTTTTTGATGGAGAAGGCACGTTGGTAATGCACCAGATCGACGGCAAGAATCAAGCGCGTTTGTCGTTCTCCCAAAAACCCGGACTGGTTCTTGACCGCGCGCTAGAAATAATGGATGTGCTGAAGTTCCAGACTACTATATCCATCACTCCCGGCGTAGGGGTTGCCAATGTTATCGTTCGTGGTGGTGTAGAAGAAATACTTAGGCTGCTTGGCACACTCCGCCCTGTTCGACTTTTGTCTAAATTTCAGCAAGCCCCGCTGGAGGCACGCGCCATCCGAAGTTCCAACTATGTGTCCGTCCTCGCGGTAGAAGACCTTGGACTTCGTGAGGTTCAATCTATCGCTACATCATCTGGCACCTACATCGCTGAGGGCTACCTGATGCATAACTCCGACATCTATTGTGACGTGACCGAAGGCGGTCTGTACCCCCACGCCAGCATCACCGATACCTCCTACGAGTTGATCTCCTTGCCCGCCGAACACTCATTAGTCATCGACGCCGTCGAGCGTGAAGTCCGTCTGATCGAAACCGACACCGGCCTCCAGGTGGGCGGGATCGACTCGTTGGAGTTCTCCGGCATCTTCGAGTGGATCGAGGCGGCAAAGGGTGGGTGCGTGCGCGTGTGCATCGACCCGACGAACGCCACGCTCAACGCCGACACCACCGTCGCAGTACAACGCTACGACCGGGAGTTGTAGATGCTTGGGTGCGGGGAATACCGAGTGGAGATCACCGACATCGGCGGGGCCGTGCGCCAAGCCGAAGTGGCGCACTCCGGCCTACACTACTCACGCCGCCTGGACGAGATGACCCAGGCCGACGTGTCCGTCGCAGCGGGCCAAGACGCAGCGTGCCTTCCCGTCCTGGGCTCCCTTCGCCCCTTCCATCACGAAGTTAGCATCTGGCGCGATCATGACAATGTTTGGGTTGGGCCGTTCATCGATCCTTCCTATTCCTACGAAGGCATGTCCCTGATGGCACGCGACTTATTCCAATGGTTCGAACGCCGCATCTTGCCCTTTGACCGCACCTTCATCGCGACCGACCTCGCCGACATCGCCACGACGTACATCAACGACGCCCTTTCCCCCGACCCCTCCCCCAACATCTCCTTTCTTGCCGCTCCCACCGGCGTCCTGGGTTCGCGCTCAGTCGCCGCCGCAACGTTCCGTCGCGCCGCCGACGAACTACGCGAGTTGGCTCGCACGGGCCTGGACTGGAGCATGGTCGGGCGCACATTCCGCCTCGGAGGCGAGGAAATCCCGACTTCCAACCTCGTCACCTTGACCGAAGACATCTTCGAGATCGACGAAGCCCGCATGGACGGCCTATCCTTCGCCAACGAGGTCTTCGTCCTGGGGGCATCCGGCTCCGGCGTATCCACCCCCGTCCGAGGTTCTGCATCCGACGGCACCCCTTCTCCACTCGTGCAACAGACCTTTGCCGAAGCCTCAATCCTGGACTTCTCCTCGGCCAACCACGCCGCCCAGACTCGCCTAGACCTCCTTCGCACCGACCCGTGGTTCGTTACCGGCACCTTGCTCCCCTCCGCCCCCTTGTCCTTCTCCGACCTCGTCCCCGGTGCGCGGGTTCGCTTGCTCCAGCAGGTCGGATTCCGCCGCCTAGACGTTGACCTACGCCTGCTGGCCGTCACCGTAGACGTATCCGTCTCCGACACCGGAGATGAGGAATCAATCCGCCTAGAACTCCAACCCTTGGGGACGGTCGAATGAGCTTCCGCGCCTCCGCCCGCACCACCGAGGAGATGTTGGCCGAAGTGTTAGAACGCCTCCGTCGCCTGGAGTCAACCTCCGCCGCCTTCCCCTCGGCAACCACCATTGACACCAACATCACCACGCTTCTCTCAGGCGGCGGCCTAACCATCCGCCACAACGGCTCCGATGTCGGCAGCCGCCCGAACCTAGACTTCATCGAAGGTGACGGCGTCACTATCGCCGCCGCCGACGACGTGGATTCGGACTCGGTCCAGGTGACATTCACCGCCAACGTCCACACGCACGACGGCGCTGGGGCCAACTCCACAGTCCTCGGAGGCCAAAACGAGGCCGGGGCATCCGTTCCGGCCGCATCCGGGGATCAATCCTTGGCCGCTGGCGACTACGCCCAGGCCACGGCACAAGCCTCGGTCGCCATCGGCTCGGGCGTTGCAACGACGCCGGGGGGCCATGTGTTGGCCTCGGGCGTGGGGTCGGTTGCCATTGGAGGCGGCAACGGCGGAATCCAACAAAACCCACAGGCCACGGCCGAGGGTGCAATTGCTATCGGGGGGCCGTCCCCGTCGGTATCGTTGTCCGGTCCACAAGCAAGCGGCATCCGTAGCATCGCCATCGGGGTCAATGCCCAAGCTACCAACCTAAACAACGTTGCCATCGGGACAGGCTCCCAAGGAGTCGGAACCGATGGGTCCACCAGCGTCGGGCACGGGTCTAGCGCGAGCAACGAAGCGACCGGCATTGGGAAAAGCGCCGTTGCCTCGGGGGACTCATCAACTGCGATCGGCCAAAGTGCCCTTGCCTCGGGGAATCGTGCCGTTGCTGTTGGGTGGAACGCTCAAGCCACGGCACAGTTTGCCCTCGCGCTTGGGATAGGTTCCGTCGCTGCCCACGATACTTCTGCCGCGATCCAGGGCACCACGACCAAAGATGACCAGATCATCCTCGGCGACGCTACTCAAGTCATCACGCACCCAGGCGCGGTCGAGTATCAAGTCCGAGACATCACCGACGCCGACTACACCCTGCTCGTCACCGACCACAGCGTCATGTTCTCCACCGGCAACGTTGACCGCATCGCCACCCTGCCGTCTATCTCCGTTGCCGCAGGATCGTCCATCCTCGGCCTGGTCTATATCATTTCGAAAATCGACTCCGGCACCGGCCTAGTCACCGTCACCGCCGACGCTACCGGCACACCGGACCTCATCAATGGTGCCGCAACCCTCGTACTATCCAACCAGCACGATTCCGTCACCCTCATCTGCCGTGCAGCCAACCATTGGGCGGTGATCTGATGTCCTTCTTCCCTCGTTTCCGTATTCGTAAGGGGACCGGCACCACGTTTGTACGACCACGAGTTTCCCTCATCGAAGGAACCAACATCACCCTCACCGTGGCCGATGACGCGGCCGACGACGAGATCGACGTGACCATCGACGCCGCCGCAGGCTCCGGCGCGCCGACCGATGCCGATTACCTCGTCGGCACGGCCAACGGGTCTTTGTCCAATGAGATCGTCGTCGGGACCACGCCGGGCGGCGAACTCGGTGGCACCTGGGACACCCCAACCGTTGACGCCACCCACTCCGGCTCGGCTCATCACACCGAGGCCCATACGCACGCCTCTCACACCGGCATCGGCACTGACGACCACCACGCTCAATCCCATGGCAACGCCGATCACACCACCACCGGCACGCCCGGCGACTCGGCCCTAGCCGATGCCGCCGCACAGGGGGCCTCAGCCTCAGTCGCGCGCCTTGACCATCAACACGGCCGCGAATCCTTCGCTTCCTCGGGCGTTGCGACTACCCCAGCACGCTCAGATCACTTCCATCACATCTCGATCCTGGGAACGTGGACCAAGGTGGACCTCGGCACCGGAACGTCTCAAATCTCCATGGACCTCGGGGACGATGCGCTCAACGACAACAACATCATCATGCCGTTCTCGGGGCATCTGCGCGGAGTGGGTATCCGTCTTTCCTCAGCCCGCACCGCAGGCATCGCGACGTTCCGGGTGTACCTAGCCGGGGTTGTCGCCAAGACCCTGCTTATCGACGCCACCACTACGAACGACCTGACTGCCACCTACGCCCTCGCCGATGCCACCTGGGCCGCTGGCGAACGCATCGTGGTGACGGTGCAAACGGATGGCTCCTTCACGCCCGCCACGACCGATGCCTTCGTGACGCTGTTCGGTTCATTCGATCAAGCCAGTTAGGAGAGTATGGATGAGTGACACCAACGGACGAGCAAGCCTCAAACCCGACCGTGACGTTCGCGGTGTCATCGCGCTCATATCCATCGTCGGGTCATTGGCGATCCTGGCAGCCCTCATCATGCGCGGTGAGATCGACGGCCCGATCGCACTCGCCTTCCTAGGTACACTCTCTGGACCCGTCCTGGGCTTCTACTACGGCGGCAAAGGTGGCGGCGCGACCTCAGATGTCATAGCCGGACAATCCAATGCGGCAGCGGCGCAGCGGGAGCAGTCCGAGCGCATCGACGTGATTCACGACCTAGTGAACGCGCCGTTCGAGGCCCTCAAATCCGACATCGCCCGTCTGAACGATCTGGTCGCTACGCAGGACGCGCGACTAGCCTCACTCGGAGAAACCGTGACCAACGGCGGCCGGAAACCCAAGACCAAACCGTAGGGGGTTGGCACCCGCTCGAATCCGATCCCGCCCAGGGGTAGAATTCCTTCAATGCCGAAGGAGGAAAGACATGAGCGCAAATGACGTGCTGTTGGTCCTAGCGGTCATCGCTGCTGGGGCTGAGGCTGTTCTGCACAAGTCTCTGCTCGCCGCATCGGTGGCGTTCTTCGCCGCCGCGTTCCTGGTGCGATGACCCGCCTCTACATCGCTGTTGGTCACGGTTCCAAACCGGACGGCACCTACGATCCCGGAGCCGTCCACAAGACCCTTGTGGAGCACGAACTGGCCCACGAGGTCGTCCGGGGCCTCGCCGATAACCTCCGCACCACAGACCTCACCCTCAAGGTGGAATCTGATGCAGGCGTTGGGCACGACCCCAACTTCATCGGCTCGTACTCCGCCGCCAATTCCTGGCCCGCCGATCGCGCGATGGAGGTCCACTTCAACGCCGGGGGCGGGACCGGGGTCGAGGTCTGGATTTCAGCCCGTGGCGGCCAAGCCGAACGCTTCGCAACCGTCGTCGCCCACAACCTATCCGCCGCGCTGGGCCTTCGTAACCGGGGCGTCAAGGTCGGCAACTTTTCCTTCCTCACCCGCACCGACATGCCCGCCATCCTGGTCGAGGTTGCCTTCGTAGACGGGGACCACGACCGCATCACCCGTGACCGAGCCGGATTCACGCAAGCCGCTGCCGACGGGATCGCCTCCGCCACTCGTGTTCACCTGGGAATCCCCGAGCCTGAACCTGAGCCTGAACCCGCCCCCGCCCCCGCCCCCGCCCCCGCCCCCGCCCCTACCCCTACCCCGGAGGAGCCCATGTCCCGACCCATCGTCGCCTCCATTGGCAAGAAGTCCCCCCAGACCATCCCTAGCGGCCGCTGGACGCCTCTGGACAACTTCGACACCGTTTGGTCCGACCATCACGCCATGAAGAGCCCCGGTGGCCTCGTGGTGCCTGTAGGAGGCTGGTACCTGGCCGCAGCCCATATCGTGTGGGCACCGGCCCCCGGAGGCCAGCGCGCCCAGCGGTTCTGGCGGGACACCGCCAACACACACACCGGCACCGAGGATGACGATTCCTCCGCTGGTCGGGACTACGACAACAACATGTGGCCCTTCTACATCCCCAAGGGCAAACTGGCGCGTGTTGAGGTCTGGCAGTCCTCCGGTCGCCCTCTGGCCGTGGAGTTCGCCGAGTTCAAGTTGATCTACCAGCCCGCCATCCCCGTCCCCGGCTAAGGAGGAACCATGATCGTTGCTCGACTCTCAACGTTTCTTTCCCGCAAGCTGGCCTTTGGGGCCATCGCGTTTGGGCTACTCCTGGAGTCAAGTCACCCGCGCCTGGCAACCATCGTGGCCTGCGTATACATCGCGGTGAACGGGGCCATGCACGTCGCCGACACCATCTGGGACCGGCCCTCCCCCGACGTTCCCGTGTTATCTGACGACCTCTAGCCATGGGTATTTCGCTGATGATGAAGCGAGGCGATCGGGTTATGGCCGTTGACGCCTTTGGGGAACGGAAGCTCCGCAGGGCACTCTCGGGGGTAGAAGTAGAGGGGCATGACTTCCCCATCGTATGGTTGGTTTCCGAGGAGGAGTGGGAAACGGCTCAGGCCGAGGGTCGCGAACCGGAAGGCCGGGTGCCATGGCCAGCGGAGGACGTGACTCCTACGCTCCGTTTCCCTGATCCGATCCCGTTGAAGCAGTTACGTCAACCCTCCCCCAAATGACCCACTACCCTCTAACCCTTGATCTTGATGTCGGCGCTCAGGTGCTTCAACAGCCCTGAGCGCCGAAGCACTTCATAGTTCCGGCTTCCTCGTACCAGCCATTGCTCCCGCCCCGCCTGTCCCCTGAGCACCCGTCTAGCCCAGCGACGTTTCGTAGGCTGTCTGCTATGCCGAAGCATCCATCTCGCGTTCGCCTCTATCCGCCGCCTCTTGTAAACCGTCACTTCCCGCCACACCTTGCCCACCGTGGCGTGGCGAGCGTCGCAGAAGCGACTCCGGGGCCAGCAGACCAACTTGTCGCATCCTGGGAGCGCACAGACCTTCTGGCAAGGATCGCGCGGCGGCTTGGACGGTCGTGGCGGCACAGTAAATCCCGGCTCGATGCCTCGCACGATCTGCCGGACCCGTTCTCGGCTGATGCCTTGGGACCGCCCGATTTCGGCGAAGGAAACTCCGCGTCTGGCCGCCGCCATGATGGCCTTTTGATCGCTCACAACGGCCATTCTTACTGCCGCCTCTTTTTCTGTCAAGTTTTCCCATTTCCTTCCCGGTCTGGAGTTATGTAAACAAGCCCCAACGTTATGTAATCCAGTTTCACTTGACTTCGGCAGAATGGGGCCTGTAGGATGCATCGGCATCCACAGGCCCCCCTCTAATCTATTAGATTAGAAATGAGGGAGGCCATTTCTAATACAAAGAAGACCTAAGGATAAGGATAAGAACACTTGACGCTTGGCCCTTTGGTGAGGCAAAATCGCCGCGAGCGTCGATCCGTTGCGAGCCGGGTTGACTTCCCTGGGGGCCATCTTCGGATGGCCCCCTACCCAATCGGAGGGCCATGAGCGAAGTGCCGTTCCCCACCGACCCTGAGTGCTTGCTCACTCCTCGGGGTTCTGACTGGCCTGACGATGCGGTCGGGTGGATCATCTTCATCGACCCCAAGCATCGCATCCGCTCCTCGCTGCCCGTCTCGCTCGCCCCGTCCCACGAACGACCGGAGCTTGGCCCCGTCTGGCAGATCGAGTTCCCCGAACTAGGGGTGGCGGTGACGAGGCCGTCGGTTCACTCGGTCGGAGACTGGCACTCTCCGAACCCGACGCGCTGGCGGATCGTGGACCGCCTTCCTGACGAGTCCTCCGACGAGTCCTTGGAGTAGATTTCCCGTTCTTTTCCGCATATACCCCCGGTCGGTATCTGCCGATTCCTCCTGTTGGGTGGCTTTTTCCGGTGCCCCATCCCCTGGGTATTGACGGCCTCACATCAAGGGCATACATTCGCACCCCCACTACCCGTCGCTGGCTCGCAGGAGGTCATGGATGGCTCGCAATCGTCCTGATCGGGACAAGGTCCGTCGCCTCAAAGGGTTTGCCACCGAACGATCCGACTACTCCCCCACGAAGTTCTACACTTCCGGCACCGACCAGTCAGGCCACGGCCGCCCGATCCGATTCGATGCCGCCCCTTCGATCGTTCGCTCCGTCACCGAGATCATCACATCCGGCGATTTCCCTGCCTACGGCACCCCATCTGACTTCTACCGGGACGCCCTGCACCACCGCATCCGTTTCCTGCTCGACACCGCCCTGAACCCACGCCTTGCCGCCGCGATTTCTGAAACCTTGGAGTGGCGCGAGGCCGAGCAGGAGATCGCCAACGATCGGGCCAAGATGGCCGCCTATCAAGCCATCAGGGTCGATCTGTTGAAGCTCATCTCCTCGATGAGGACCATCGAGTTGCCTGAGTCCTACGTCTCTGGCGTCATCGAGAAGCACCGGGCCAACGTAGAGAAGCTCGAAGAGCCGTACCGATCGCGTCTGCTCGCCACCATCGACGACCTCGACCCCACCGCCGAACGCCTCGCACCAACCCGTTTGGCCCCACTCGCGGTGGACGAGGTCTAAGTGTCGTTTTCCTACCAGTTCCCAAAGTGGTTCTCCGGCTTCCGTGAGGGCCAGGAGGACGCTGCGCTGGAGGCCGTGAACCTTTTCGCCCAGGGCATCCGTGTGGTCTTCCTGGAGGCTCCTGTGGGCGCTGGTAAGACCATAGTGGGGGAGGCGGTGCGCCAACTCGACGTTCACGAGTATGCCCCGATCGACGAAGGGTGTTGCTACGACGCAGATCACGGGTGGTCGTCGGACAACTGTTGCTCATCCGATGCCGAAGGTGGCCCATCTCGTCAAAAGCACCGCTGCGTCTACGTCGCCACGACGAAATCCCTACAGGACCAAGTGGTCCGCGACTTCGATTATTGCCGCGTCATCAAGGGGCGGTCGAACTACCCAACCGTCAATCGACCCGATGATTTCCCCGGCATCAGCACCCAGGACTGCATGGGCAAAGCCTGCGATCTGTGTCCATCCATGCAGTCCTGCACCTATATGGCGGCGAAGCGAGCCGCCTTGGCTGCTTCACTGGTCGTGGCCAACACCGCGTACCTGATGGCCGAAGCCAACGGAGCACGTCCAGGATTTTCCAACCTCGACCTGCTCATCACCGACGAGGCAGACACGTTGGAGTCCCAGATCATGTCCTACACGGAAATCTTCATCTCCGAGCGTCGCCGTCGCGAGTTGGGGTTGTTCATGCCCAAACGCAAAACCAAACCCGCCTCCTGGATGGAGTGGATATCCGATGCCGCCCTTCCGGCCGTCCGTAAAGCCTATTGGGCGATCCCCGAGTCCACCCGTGACCTTGCTCAATCTCGTCGCCGTCGTGGGCTGGTTCGTCTCGCGGATCAACTGGAGATGGTGAACCTTGACGATGGCTGGGTCTACAGCGGCTATCACAAGGATGATTCCACCAAGGGCGACGTTCGGTTCCGGCCGATCAAAGTAGACGCCTTCGCCAACAAGGTCTACTTCCGTCACGCCCGGCGTCATTTGTTGATGTCGGCAACGATCATCTCCGCGCAACAGATGGCACACGACCTTGGCCTTGCCGATCACGAGTGGGGCTTCGTATCGGCCCCATCCTCATTCCCCGCCGCCCGATCACCGATCGCGGTTCGTGCCGTGGCCGACGTTTCCCGGCGCGCCGACGAGAAGCACAAGCTGGTTCCGGCCCTGCGAGCGATCATGCAGGCTCACCCCGGCGAACGCATCCTGGTTCACACGGTTTCTTATCCCTTGACACGGTATCTCGTTGAAGCATTGACGGACCCCCGAGTGATGTGGTATGACAAAGCCTACGAACGGGAAGCAACGCTCGCACGTTTCCGGCGCACCAAAGGGGCCGTCTTGCTCGCACCAAGCCTGGATCGCGGAATCGACTTGCCGCACGATGCGTGCCGCGTCGTGGTCATGGCGAAGGTTCCCTTCCCAGACTTAGGTGACAAGCAGATCAGCGCCCGCATCTACACGCCTGGGGGCCAAACGTGGTACTCGGCGCAGACGATTCGGACCATCGTGCAGATGTTTGGCCGTGGGATGCGAGCCGAGGACGACTGGATGCAGGGCTACATCTTGGACTCGAACTTCGTGTCGAACGTGTGGCGGCGTTCTCGTCATCTAGTCCCGAAGTGGTTCCGCGATCGCCTTGACTGGCACGGTCGCATGAAGCCGGAGCGTGAGTGATGTCGGAGTGTGGATGATGATTGAAGACGGCGTCACTTTCCCTGTCTATTTTGCCGATAACGAGTGGCGCGTTCCGTTGATCGACGTGATTGCGTTGGTGAAGTCGATGGCGGAACGTTATCCCTCATCGAAAGACTTGGCGGCGGAGTTACTGCGCGTCGTGGAGAAGATCATGGATTCGGACTTCGACAACATCGCGATGTCGGGATGGTCGGATAACCAGTCGTCAGAAGGCGACAACGGATAAGGGAGGGAAAGGATGAGTGACAAGACTGAGCGGAGGGAAGGCTTCCGCACAGAGACGGCATCGGGTTTGCCCGACTCGATGTCTCTGGAGATCGGCGAGGCGTATTTCGCCCGTGATCCCAAGTACAACAACGGGCAGACGTTGTGTCTGATCTTCAAGGGCAAAACGTCCGAGGTCATGGTCGGCGGAGAGGTCCAGGACAACTACGACCTCGACGAGAACCCGCTGTTGTACCCGTGTGGTGACGGCTGGGACTCCTTCGACAACGGGGAAACCGCCGAGCATGAGAAGGGCCGCAAGGGGTTCACCGATCGTAGTGCGGTCGGCATCTTGATCGACACGATGATCGACGAACTCGACGCCGAAGATGAGTTGGCTGCTCGTGGGGACTCCATGACGCAGGCAGCCATCTGGAAGGGTCTGAACTTGCACCTTGAGCGCAAGGAGTTCGACTACGGCCTCAACCGCAAGACCGGGGAGTCGATGAAGGCGACCCGTTTGATGCCGACGAAGCTACTCGGCGCGGCGACCAAGGCCAAGGCGAAGAAGGCCAAGCCGGAGCCCGCCGAGTCTGCCGAATCTGCCGAGTCCGAGTCTTTCGACGTGGATCAGGTGGACGCGAAGTTACTGGCACGCTTGAAGGTTGCGGCCAAGAAGGCCGACAGCGAAGACGCCTTCACCGAAGCCGCCATCGACATCGACGGAGTGGCCGAGGACGACGTGCTGTTGACCGCTGCAACCGACGGGTCACTGTACGCGGCACTGACCTAAGTCGCCAGAAAGAAAGAGGCCAGGATGGGGACGGCTAGGATGATGAAGGCAACGAGGAAACGGCGGTTTTCCGCTGCCGAACGTTCTAGCCTCCCCGACTGGCAACATCAAGCCGCTTGCGTGCAATACCCCGATCTTTTCTTCCCCCAGCGCGCTATGAACGCCCGGATAGATGCCGCCAAGATGGTGTGCCGAGCCTGTCCTGTCATCTTGGCTTGCCTAGAGGACATGTTGGAGTTCGGATATGCCTCAGATGGAATCTGGGCGGGGATGAGCCTGAAAACCCGACAGAAGGTGAAGCTGATGCGAAAGAAGCCATGCCCAACATGCTCGCCGTCCGAAGTCGCGTCGTGTGAGTTGTGTGAGGGGCATGGGTACATCTGGGTTTTGCCTCGACGCGAGCCGATCACCGTCGAAGGCCAAATGTCCATCGACGATTTGGTCGAAGACCACGCGGGAGGGCGGTGACATGAACACAGACGTGACGGAAAACGACATGACCTCTGATGACTCCGCTTCGGATGACTCCGCTTCCGAAACCCATCGCGAAGATGGCTCCGACAACCGTCCCGTCGTCTACACCGAGGGGTCCAAGGTCATCTACCGGGCCTCGGCCGTCGGTGGATCGGCTCACGTCTTAGCCGCCGCCCGCGCCGGGATCGACCCTCTTCCTTTCCCGAAGCACACGCTGCAATACATGTCCGAAGGCAACCTCCACGAGGAAGCGATCATCTCTCGTGTCGCCGCCGACGGGTGGTTGATGGAGCACACCGGGCCGGGAGCGCAGATGGAGGTCGATGTCCCCGTGTCCTCCAACATATCCATCCGGGTGCATCCCGATGGCCTAGCAACCGCGACCCGTGACCACAACGGCATCTCGCGCGGCAACCGCGCAGTCGTTGAGGCCAAGGCGATGTCCCAGGATGTCTTCGCCACCTTCGACCGGCGTGGATTCGGAGACTTCTACCGCTACGCCGTGCAGTTGTCGATCCAGATGCACGGATGCGACCTGCCCGGCCTGTTCGCCATCAAGAATCGGAACTCGGGTGATGTGCGCTGGCAAGTTCTCACTTCGCCTCCTGTTCCGTGGCTTGAAGTCCGCAAGCGAGTCTTGTTCATCGACAAGATGGCGCGGGACGGAAACCTCAATCCTTACGACGAGAAGTGCTCCTCTTACCCCTGCCAGTATTACTTCCTTCACGACGCCACCGAGCCATCTCTGCGCGTGGACGATGAGCGCCTTGACCTATTAGCCGACATGCTCCACGGGGCGCGGCAACGGCGCAAGACGGCGGAGGAAGTCGAGCGGTCGGCCCGTGAGCGTCTGATGCAGGCATTGCAAACCGACCGCATCCAAACCGCGCGCTGGTCCATCGCCCGCGTTACGACCGAGCGGAAGAACCTTGACCGCAAGCGGTTGGCTGCCGAGGTTGACTTGTCCAAGTACGAAACCGTGACCGAGGTTACGCAGTTGCGCGTGACCGAAAGGGGAAAACAATGAGCATGACGGTGCCTCGCTGATGCGTTCTCCTACCAACAAGGCCGGTCGGATCGTCCCGGAGCGCATCGCGGTTTTCGGAGGGGAGAAATCGGGCAAGACGTTTTCTCATCTTTCCATCGCCGCGATGCACGCCAAGCGGAACTCCGATGCGACCTTCTACATCCTGGACACCGACCTCGCCATCGAGCGGATGTTGATGGACCCCACCTTCGCCGACCTGGACAACATCGTCTACGAGGTCTGTACGTCGTGGGCCGAACTTCGCGATGCCACGAAACTGTTCCTGGGCAAAATCCAACCCGGCGACTGGCTCGTCGTGGACATGATTACCCAAGCCTGGGACATGGTGCAGCGCCACTACATCGAGCAGGTGTACGGCATGGACGCCGACGACTTCTTCCTGATGAAGCAGCGCGAGGCCAAGAGTCGGGGTGAGGACACGGCCAACTTCGGCGAGATCATCGAGTGGCCGATCGTGAACAAGCTCTACATGCCGTGGGCTACCTCCATCATCTCCCACCGTGGACACTTGTTCATCACGGCTGCCGAGAAGGAGATCGGCAAGAGGGAGCGCGGCAAGGCCGAGGTCAAAGAGTTCCTGGCCCAAGGGGTCAAGATCGCCGGGCAGAAATACACCGGACACCTGATGCACACGATCCTACGCATCCGTTCCGCCACGCCGGGGCATCCGCGCTTCAACACCGTGGGCGACCGCAACCGAGCCGTCCTCAAAGGTGAGGAGATCACCAACTTCCCGGTCGGGTACCTGGTGAAGATCGCCAAGTGGAAGCTGTAAAAGCCATGCTCATCTCCCAAACCGAACCACCGGAGCTACGCCTGCTGGGCCGTCCGACCCGTCGGACCGAATATTTCGGCCTGGACGTGCTGGCGCGGGCGGGGAGTCGGTGGGTCGGGTTCCAGCGCAAGACGATGAACGACCTCATCGCCTCGCTGCACGACGGCCGCATGAGCGTGGAGCGCGCTCAGTGGAGGCGTTTGCTTGACCTTGACGGCGTGATCGTGCTGATCGTCGAGGGCCGTGTGTCCTGGTCGAATGAAGGCGTGTTGATGAACAACTCCGGCAAGCCGTTCACGCGCTCGCAGTATCGGCGGTTCTGCCACTCCGTCATGCGTCAGGGAGTAGCCGTTGCGCCGACTGACTCCTTGTCCGACACGATCGAGGTCATCCGTGACCTCGTGGATTATCACGCTCGTCCCCGCACCGGCTCTCATCGCTCTGGGCGTCCGTCGCCAGAGGGAAAGTGGGGTCGGGCCACGTCGCGGGATTGGTCGGTGCATCTTCTGACATCGTTCCCCGATATCGGCCCGACGACGGCTGAGGCGATATTGGATGCGTTCGGAGGCCCACCATTACAGTGGACGGTGACGCGGGAGGAGTTGTTGGCGGTGCCGGGAGTTGGGCCGAAGCGGGTGGAGTCGTTGTGGAAGGCTCTGCATCCGCTGAGCGTAGTTCAGGAGAAGGTGGTGGGGACATGATCGAGGCGTTGACTCCTTCCCAAGAGCGCTTGTTGGAAGCCCACCATGCCGAGTGGCTGGCTGTGGGTACTTGTACCGAGCGCGCAGATCGTCCAACCGCCGAGCGAGCCATCACGGAGATGTATGAATTGATCGGTGAGGCCCCGCCTAAGTTCATTTGGTGTGATTCCCCCCAACAGGCTGCGTTTTTACTCCCGATAAATGGGGCTTCACTCCGGGCTTCACTCCGGGCTTCACTCTGGGCTTCACTCCGGGCTTCATTCTGGGCTTCACTCCGGGATTCACTCGGGGCTTCACTCCGGGCTTCACTCCGGGATTCACTCTGGGCTTCACTCGGGGCTTCACTCCGGGATTCACTCTGGGCTTCACTCGGGGCTTCATTCTGGGCTTCATTCGGGGGTCAACATGATGCATATTTGATGAGCTACTACCGTTTCTGTGCGTTGATCGGAGTGAATTATTCTCCCGCCGACGCCGAGCGGTTGCAACTGTGGGAAGATGTTATCCGTTCGGTGGGTTGGTGGTGGCCGTACGAAGACACCTGCGTCATTTCTGAGCGCCTAACCGAGATACACATGGAGCCGACGGGGCGTAATCGTGTTCACCGTTTGCATCGCGCCGATGGTCCATCGGTAGCCTTCGCCGATGGATTCAACATCTATTCCTGGCACGGTACCCACGTCCCCGCGTGGGTTATCGATGACCCGACGCCGGAGCGCATCGCTGATGAGCCCAATGTCGAGATTCGGCGCTGCGGCATCGAGTCTTACGGCTGGGATCGCTTCATCACTCAGCTTGCCGAGTGTGCGTCTGCTGAACCTGATCCCGGTAATCCCGGCCAACTACTTCGCCTCTATGATGTCCCGGAACGCCTGTGGGGTGCTCCGGTGCGACTCCTGGTATGCGTCAACGGAACGCCCGAGCGAGACGGCACGCGGCGCACCTATGGCTTGACGGTGCCAGCAGACATCCGCTCCCCCGTCGCCGCTGCCGCATGGACGGCGGGCATGGAACCAAACGATTACCGGCAACTACAACGGCGCACCTAGCGCCAAAGGAGGAAGGAATGCAAACAACGCTGAGGAGTCTCATCGAACGCTGCAACGCCGAGGTCTTGGAACACCTGGACCGCGAAGTCACGATCCCGGTGCTTACCAGCCTCCAGGCTCAGGGCGACCTGCTCGTGGTCCCGGTTCCCGACGACATAGACCACTCATCGTGGAGTCCGGTGCCGCCGTCGGGCATCGTGGTGCTACAGGGTCAGCACGATCACCGGCTGCTTGCCGACGGCGACGTGGCCTTCGCTCCAGATGTCGTCGGTCAGCGGCTTGGGTGGCTGCGCGTTTCCGGCGTGGCGTGGCTGTTGCACCAAGAGCACGGTGGGTCCGGCATCGGCACGGGCACGTACGAGCTTCGTCGTCAGCGGGAACAGGCGCAGGAGCAACGGCTTGTCGCTGACTAGCGACTCCAAGCGCAGAGATCGGAAGCGCAGGCTGTTGGCGCTCGCTGATGTCTTGGAGTGTGTGCTTGCCCGTGCCCCCGCTCCCGTATCCAGATCATTCACTGGCGCGTCGTTGCGTTTGCTTGCGGCCTGGGCACGGGTGGTCGCTCACGCAAGGATACTCCGGTGGTGTCGGGGCGAGGCGGTCATCAAGGCACTAGAGGTTGAGATCAAGAATCTGGCAGACATGGGGATTGAAGCCAAATGGGGGCGAGAAAGTCCAGATGCCCCGAGCCGATGTCTTCCTGCTGAGGAGGTTAGATGAACGCTGCCGAGCGTGAAGAACTACTGCTGCGGCTTGGTGATGCCTTCCGTGCAGACGAGCCACACCCCGGACATCCGTCTGGATACACAGAAGCCGAGCCGTGGTGTCACGCTTGCAGCCCGAAGGTTTCATGGAGGGATTTGCGTGCCCTTCTTGATGGTTTTCACCCCTGAATAATCGCGTGGACCATCGAATAGGCTTAGAGGGGGAAGCTGATGAAGTTCCATGACCGTTTGAAGAAGATGAATGCCTGTACCGAAGCCGTCGAGTGGGTTGGGGATCGTTCCCTCGCTCGCGCGTGGGCCGAGTGTGAGCGCGCCGACTGGATGGTGTGGCTGGCCGCACGGGGTGTGAATCAGGGCTCCCCGCTGCATATCGCCATCGTTCGTGCGGCGGTGGCGTGCGTGCGGCCTGCGTTGAAGGATGTGCCGAAAGGTGAGAAGCGCCTCGCCGAGGCCCTGCGCGTGGCGCTGCGGTGGTGTGACGACAAGGCCACGCTTGATGAAGTTCGTGTTGCCACCGATGCCGCCTGGGCCGCATCCTACGAGGCCAGCGGCAGCGCCTACCTTGCTGCCGCTAGCGTCGCCAACGCCGTTAATGCTGTCTCCGACGCCGTCTACGCCGCTGATATCGTCGTATCTGACTACATCAATAAGCGTTCTTTGCACATCATCCGGCGTCACATCGAGGTTCGTTACGACAGACTGAAGGCCGTGCGATGACCGCCTCCGAACGGCAGACTCCTGCGCTGCATGATGAGAGTGAGGGCTACGAACAGAGAGTCCAAGATGAGTACGGAATCATTGGGGACATGTTTCACCGTGAGCCGTCAGAAACAAGGGCTTGGTTAGACGATGTGTTGAGCGCGTTGCTTACGCGCGTTGAGGTCGAGCCGTCGAAATGGAGTGAATCGAAGCAGGCTGTAGTGCGGATCATCGCCGATGTTATTGAGCATCAAGGAAAACGCGCCGAGAAGAAAGAGGAAGCCGAAGCCAAACTCGCACGCCTGACCGAGGCGTTGTGGCAGGCCGAGAGAACTATCGTGAACTGCCGTGCGGTCATCATGACGTTGGAAAAGAAGCCAAGCATGGCGTTGATAGTTGTGCCGCCCATATTGACAGAAACAGGAATGCTGCTGAACGTTCACATCCGTCCTGTCCTCGCAGAGCAGGAAGGAACGTTGTGACGGAGAGTGCGAGTGTTCAGACCCCGATCCGGGCGATAACACTCTGGCAACCTTGGGCCACGCTCATTGGGTCCAAGCGCATCGAAACACGCTCGTGGTCTACGTCCTATCGCGGGGCGCTGGCGATCCACGCGGCCGCTGTCATCCCAAGCGAAGTGCGATATCACGTCCTCGGCCAGCGGGTGCGCGGCTGGGGCACACCAGGCCCCTTCGCAGGGTCAGCAGCGATCCTGAATGTGCTTCACCGCCTCGGCTATCGAGCCGGAGGGGTGCCAGACGGGAAGGAGTTACCGCTTGGCTCCGTCGTTGCGACCTGCGACCTCGTGGACGTGCTGCCGATCATCGACGAGGCTGGCGGTGGCTCGATCTACGGCGCGCGCCCGTCAGCACCGTACCCCTTCGTCAAGGTCTACGGCGACGGGGTGTTGGGGATCATCCGAGACGATCATTCGGTGGCCGAGTGGATCGACGATCAGCGCCCCTTCGGCGACTTCACGCCCGGCCGCTTCGCGTGGCTGTTGGACAACATCCAACGCTTGGACCCGCCGATCCCGGCGCGCGGTCGTCAGGGATTCTGGGAGTGGAAGACGTGAGCACGCCCCGTGACAGCCTCGTGTATGCCGTCGCCAAACTGAATACGGCCCGCGCCGAGATCGAGTTGGTCCAGGATGCGCTGACCAGTGAGCACCCCGTCGATATGTCGCTGGAAAACGCTCGGAGGGAACTAGACTTCGTGATTCTGCAGTTACAAAGAGGGATCAGATGATCGTCGTGCGTCCCTTTTGGGGTTGGCCCCATGGGTTGCTGTCGATTGGAGGGTGATCGAATGATGGACAAGACCACGATCCGCAAGGAGATTGGCGAAGTGTTGCGCCAGGCAAGGGACGACGCTGGACTTTTTCAGTGGGGAGTGCAGGGTTGGAGTTCTGACTCTATACGCTCCCTGGAGCGGGGACTTGTGACGCCGGACATCATCGAGTTGCACGACCTGTGCCGGGCGTTGGGCATTTCGTTCACGGACACGGTCGCGAAGTTGGAAGCGATCTACCAGCGTCATCACAGTGTCGTCTGATGGGGTGGGATGACGGCTGGTCTGGATGTGGATGGCATTTGGAGAACGCCCAGCGGGAACTGTTCTTTGCAATCCGAAAGCTAGAAGAGGGGATCAGATGATGGAAACCATGAGCTACACCGGAACTTTGGTCATCACGAGTTGTTACTGCGGAATCAACGTCGGCATTCCGTCTAACCTATATCGTCGGGCGAAGGACTACGGATCGGAACTCTACTGTCCCCTTGGACACCAGTTTTGGTTCAAGAAAACCCGTGTTGGCATCTTGGAGCGCGATCTCGCCAGCACCCAGCAACGCCTCCAAGCACAACGTGAGCACTCCCAAGACCTCCAGCGCCAGCGTGATGCCGTGGAACGATCCCGCCGTGCCACCCGCGCGGTCTTGACCAAGACCAAGAAGCGACTGGCGAACGGGAAGTGTCCGTGCTGCAAGCAAACCTTCCCTGACCTCGGGGCGCATATCAGCACCGAGCATCCAAGTTACGGCGGGGAGCCAAAAGCATGAACCCCGATGACCTTCGATGCGCGTGGCTCGACCAGGATGGTCGGCGATGCACGAACCGTTGCGTGCAGTTACAGGCGGTCCATGCTGACCCAGAGGTAGACCGTTCCTGGTATGTCGTCCCGACGTGCCGCCGCCACGAAGCGATCGGAGGTCCGTGGCAGCCTCCGGGTGAAGGTAAAGCCAAGAGGATCGCGCGTGTCAGGATTCCATTGGAGGGGGCGACGGGAATAGCCATCCCCGTGCAAAAGATGGTGCCTCGGGGTGTCCCAGAGGACGCTGTGTTGCAAGAGATACTGTTCGCCGAGGGCATCTTTTGGCTGACTTATGAGCATCCGTCGTTCGATCTTGTGCCGGAGGGTGGATACATCCCCGAGTTAGACGGTCCGGGGTCGTGATGGGTGAGACGGTGACGCGCGCGCGGATGGAGCACCGGCTCGCCACGATGTTCCACAACGATGAGATAGGGCCGCGTACACGATTGGCGAAGCGGTGGATGCCGTGGGGCGCGTCGCAGCGCGGTTGGTTGTGGCATCGGGTCCGTTGGGTGTTCGTCGTCCAGAATGGTCGGGGCAAAAACGCTGTGGTGAGATTTCCAGTGGAGATGAAGTGCGGTGCATCGTTTCATCACGTGTGTTTCGCCGAGGCCCCGCCGCCCGATGCCCGCCTATGTGCGCGCTGCTCCGAGTCCGGCGTCGTCATCATGGGACGGCTTCGGGGGGTTCCGCCAGATGCTTGCCTGATCCGGGGTGAATGCTGATGAACCGTGTAGGAGAACGAGCACGCTGGGCACGAATCGAGTCCGACATCGCGCGTGCCATCAATGCCGGTCATGTGGTGAGCTACGACTGGAACGTGTGGCGTTGGCGCGACCGGCCTTGGTTCCTCTTGCTGCCCAACGGCGAAGAACGAGCGTTCAGTACGCGCGAGGTTGAGCGATGGTTAGACGAAAGGGAAGCCGGAAACACGCAAGTGAGCACCCAGCCTGGTGAGGGCGGACCGCTAGATGAAAGGGGAGCCGGAGAATGACGATCAAGGTGGAGTTCGATCCATCCGAAGTGTTCGGTAGCTACGGCAGCACGTTGGCTGAGGCCGTCGTGGAAGCCTGCGCGGATCGGGTGATGAAGGAATTCGTGCGCGACGACGCCTTGCAGGCGATACGCAAGCGGGTCAACGACATCCAGAGTGAGGAGATTCGCAAGACCCTAGAGCCGGTGATTTCCGAAGCCGTCGCCGCTGCCGTCCAGCCGACTGACGGTTTCGGTACCGCGAAGGGTCCGGCCCTTACGTTGCGCGAAGTGATCCGCGCCGAAGCCGTACGCCTGCTGACCAAGACCGAATACAACCGCAAGCCCTACGTTGCCGAAATGATCTCCAAGGAAGTCGGTCATGCGGTTGAGCGCGAGTTGAAGGCTGCTTTGGATGAGGGCAAGACACAGAATACGCGAGGCGTTGAAGGCCAAGGGAGCCGAGATGCTGGAGCGCGCGCTGGTTGAGATGGCCCAGAAGGGGGCGGTGCGCTGATGAGTGAGCAGGATCAACCTCATACTCTTGTCGTCGCCCTTGATTGTGATCGTCATGGACTGAATGTGGAGTGGTCGGTGCGTTGTCCCTATGACGGCACAGGACCGCGACCGTGCTTGCTCATCGACGAGGCCGACTGTCCAGGATACGTCGAGGGTTCCGGCTGCCCGCTTGATGATGAAGGGCTGGCTGGATACAGCGAAGAGTTCGGTCACGGGCATGAGATCAAAGGGTGTGCCGTGGCACAATACCTAGAGGCGGTGCCCATCGACGAAGGAGCTTTAGAAATCCAGGGTAGGATCGTGCTGAGTGCGCCGGTTGTGGTTGAGTGGGGCGATGATGTTCCAAGCATCGCGCCGTTGTTGGATGGGAGCACCAATGACGACTAACCCCACGATCGCCGAACCGCTCCAGTGGCCCCCGCCATACTCCGACATCGACGACGGGATCGTAGAAGTGGTTCGTGCGTTCAATGTTGCGGGCTTCGTCACGCTGGCGTCGTGTTCTGGACATGGTGTAGGGCCACCGCAGGTGGTCATCAGGTGGAGACAACACCCGAGATACCTGGAGGCACTGTTTTCGTGGCTTCGAGCCAACGGATTAGCCAACTGTTCCGTTGCCACTGAGGCCATGGTGATGCCGTCAGGCGTTCATAACTGGATGGTGCGGGTGCAGTGGTGGACACCGGAGGCTCTGGATGAATGGAACCATCGGCGTGACGAGGAGGAGGAGGCGTGAAAGGGTGGATCGGGGTAGACCTTGACGGGACGCTGGCGTTTCATGACGGGTGGCGGGAAGAGGATCACATCGGCGAGCCGATTCCTCTGATGGTTGATCGTGTGAAGTCGTGGCTTGCTGCGGGGAAGGAAGTTCGCATCGTCACGGCTCGTGTTCATGACGAACGAGGCGATGTCTGGGTCGATCATCAGCGCGAGTTGATCTATTCGTGGTGTGAAAAGCACATCGGCCGCACCCTGCGTGTGACGTGCAGCAAGGATTTCAAGATGATCGAACTTTGGGATGATCGGGCGGTGCAGGTGAGGCAGAACACCGGGGAGAGGATCGACGATGCGTACGGGCCGTATCCGGCAATTGTTGACGCGCCTCATTAGCTTGTACGCGCGCGCCATTTGATGCCTGACAAAGCCTTGGTTCCGCCCATGGTCCCACGGTTTCGACCGACAAACCTTATTGACGCTGGTCCGTACGTTAGGGTATGCTTTAGGAAGCCGAGAGGGGGACCATGGGGTGTACCAAGTGGATGTCGATCACTGACGCGCGCGCGCAGTTCAAGCAGGTCGTGGATGACCTCGATCAGACCACGGTTCACCTTATCCGGCACAGCAGGCCGGTCGCGGTGTTGATGAGCCAACAGCGCTACGAAGGATTGCTTTCGCAGATCGAAGACCTCCAGGATTCTGTGGCGTCCACGATCTTGCCCTACAAGCTCAACCCGGACACGATGTCCTCCCCACGATGTCCTCCCCCCGCAGAAGAAATCCTAGACAACATCCAGACCGAGGCCGATGCCGATGATGCGTAGAGGCCGTGTTTGTCAATTGTTGACGCGCGCTATTTGCCGAGTGGTAGGACATGCGTGGTCATGTCGTCGTGAAAGTGGCAAGTGGCGTGGTCGTGTCGTTGCGGAAGACGGTAGTTGGGTTTCGTACTGTCGCTGCTGCGGGGTTACCCGCGCCGTTTGTGCAGAAATCCAGAAGGCCGAGGATGCCGATGCCTGAACAACTTGGTCCCGCCTTATGGAGTTGGGCTTCTCATCTGGAGCCGCAGGCCCGTGAGCAAGCCCTACGCTCGTCCCGGATGCCGTTCATCGCGGGCCACATCGCCTTGATGCCTGATGCCCATTTCGGCCTCGGCGCGACCGTCGGGTCGGTGATCCCCACCGACAACGCGATCATGCCCGCCGCCGTCGGCGTTGACATCGGATGCGGGATGATCGCTGTTGCCACAAGCCTCACCGCCGCCCAGCTTCCCGATGACTTGTCCCCCTACCTCAGCCAAGTCGAGCAGGTGGTCCCTGCGGGCGTTGGTCAAGGACACGCCGAAGCAACGAAGGCATCCGATGACTTCTTTGCCCTCCACCCTCCCTTCTTCTCCGACTCTCTACTCGACCGCGCCCGCCGCCAGTTCGGTTCGCTCGGGTCGGGCAACCACTTCTTCGAGGTTTGCCTTGACGAATCCGATGGCGTCTGGGTAGTCCTGCACTCCGGCAGCCGGGGCGTGGGCAACCAACTGGCCCAGCGTCACATCAACACGGCCAAGGCGCGGGTGAAAGCCGAACGCATCGACTTGGAAGACCCGGACCTCGCGTACTTCGAGCAAGGCAGTGACGACTTCGCCGCTTACATCGCCGACATGATGTGGTGCCAAGACTACGCGCGGGCTAACCGTGACGCGATGATGGATGCGGCGCTACGAGCGTTCTTCGCCTTCGTCGGGGCCGGTCGCCAAAGAACCCGAATAAAATGTCATCACAATTTCACCGAGCAGGAGTCCTTCGGCGGGCGGCTGCTGTGGATCACTCGCAAGGGTGCGATCAAGGCCGATGCCGGTCGACTGGGCGTGATCCCTGGGTCGATGGGTACCCAGTCCTACATCGTGGAGGGCAAAGGTTCCACCCTCGCGTGGAACTCCTGCGCTCATGGGGCCGGTCGGGCCATGAGCCGGTCCGAGGCCAAGCGCCGGTTCACTACCGATGACCTCATTGCCAGCATGGGCGACCGCGTGTGGCTGCATTCCAAGGCCGACGCGCTCCTGGATGAGATTCCCATGGCGTACAAGTCGATCGACGCCGTGATGGAGGATCAAAAGGACTTGGTGGAGGTCAAGGCCGTCTTGCGTCAAGTGCTAAACTACAAGGGAGCGTGAGGGGAGCCATGAGCAGACTTCTCGGTCGGTGCTTCGCACTCGCCGTCGCCCTAACCCTTGCCTCCATGCCTCACGCCGTCGCCCCTCCCGTACCCGGCATCTCCTCGCTCTCCATCTCTGCCCACGCACCGATCGACTACACATTTCCGTCGCCGTCGCCGTCACGATCACCACGACGCGCGACACGTTCCCGCCGTCCTACCACCATCCCCCATGATGGAGGGGTCGGCTCCCCTTCACGGGCGGCGGGAACCTGTGTCGCGTCCTGGTACGGTGAGGCGCTCCGGGGTCGCCTCACCGCCTCGGGGGAGCGTTTCAACCCCGACGCCCTCACCGCTGCGCACCGGACGCTGGCCTTTGGCACGCGCCTGGTGGTTCGCTCGGGGTCGGCGCGCGTTGTCGTCAGGATCACCGACCGAGGCCCTGCTCGCCGTCTTGGTCGCTGTCTTGACCTATCGGCTGCGGCGTTCAAACGGCTCGCACCGTTGAGCCGAGGACTGATCCGCGTGACATGGGAGGTGCTCGCGTGAGTCTCGGCGGTGATGGCGACCTCAGGACGACGACCCCTGAGCGAAGAGCCGCACTCGTAGGGCAGGTAGTCCGTTTCCACACGAACAACCACCTGGGTGGGGGTCCGTGTCCCTCTGGCGGTTCTTGCGACTTCGCCCAAGGCATCCTCGACCTTGTATCAGAGTTCGAGCGGGTCCAGACGGAGTGGTCTGCGTATGAGAAGCGTGCCGCCGCACAAGCCGAACGGATGATCGACGAACGCCGAGATGCTGCCAAGCGCGCCGAAGAAGCCAAGCGGGAACTAGAGGCCCTGCGCGCCGAGCGCTGCTACATCTGTCGCCCCGGCGTAGCAGGCGTCAACGAGGAAGGCTGCTCGGACTGCGACGAGAAGGCCGGGCTGCACGCTGAGATCGGGTATTTGCGCGGTGCGCTCACCCGCCTGAAAGAGGAACTAGAGCCGTGAGTGTCGCACAGGTCCTCTCCGGCGCGCGCGCTTGGCACATCGAGACAGGTGATGCCCTGGAGGTTCTGCGCGCCATGCCGGAGCAGGTGGTGCAGACAGTTGTGACTTCGCCGCCGTACTGGGGGCTGCGCGACTACAACAACGGCGCGCGCGGCCTGGGCCTAGAGCCAACGTGCGCGGAATACGTCGAGGCGCTCGTTGAGGTCGCGCGCGAGATCCGGCGAGTGCTTCGTGACGACGGGACGCTCTGGCTAAACCTCGGCGACTGTTACGCGGGGTCGTCGTGGGGACCGCAAGGGCGAACTGGACAGATGAGCGATAGGTCCGTCATCAGCGCGCGGCAGATCGTGTCGCGCCCGAAGAAGGCGCACAAGCGGGTCTCCGTCCCTGGCCTTGACGGCTCAGGAGCGAATCAGCAGCACGCCCTGCGGGCGGACGAAGCCGGTCGACGTACACCGAGCCTCAAGCCGAAGGACCTCATCGGCGTCCCGTGGCGCGTGGCCTTCGCGTTACAAGAGGACGGCTGGTGGCTCCGTTCGGACATCATCTGGGCCAAGCCGAACCCGATGCCCGAATCAGTCACCGACCGCCCAACGCGCGCTCACGAATACATCTTCCTGCTCTCCAAGAGCAAGCGCTACTACTTCGATTCAGAATCGGTTCGGGAGCCAGGGCAATCCTCACCTGCTGACGTTCGCAAGATGGTGCAGGGGCGCGCGCGGCTGGGCGGCAAGTCGCTCGGGCACGAGGACCGGCTCAACGCAGCGAGTAGACGCACCAGGGTGGGGACCAAGCGCAGCGTGGGCCGTGGCGAAGGGCGGAATCTTCGATCCGTGTGGACGCTCGGGAGTGAGCCGTTCCACGGTGCCCACTTCGCGACGTTCCCCAAGCGCCTTGTGGAGCCCTGCGTCAAGGCCGGCTCGCGACCGGGCGACCTAGTCTGTGACCCATTCACCGGATCAGGCACCACCGGGCTCGTCGCCCTGCGTCAGGGACGCCGGTTCATCGGCATCGAGCTGAACGCCGACTACGTCGAGCTGGCGCGCGCGCGGATCGTGGGAGATGCCCCCCTATTCAACAGCGAGGAGCAGCAGGATGGATGACAAGGGGAACACCATGCAGAACCCACACGCGCGCGAGCGGCGCGGCATCGGCCAAGGCATGATTGCCGATATGTTTCAGACCGATGCGGATGAGTGGATCGAGCAGACACCGTTGGTCCAAGCCTTGCGAGCATCGTTGCAGCAAGACGAGTCCCTGGGTCAGATCGAAGAGATATCGTGATGCCGCCGCGTCCCAGGGGTCAACAGGCAATGTTCGCCGGTGAGGTTGCCGAGATGTTCGGCGTGTCGCGCCGCACGATTTACAACTGGACCAAGCGCGGCTTGCTCCCGGCCCGCCAGCCGTGGAACAACTTCATCTACGATCGCACCGAGATGGAAGCCATCCGTGATCGTTGTGCCCGCCGTCCGAACGGCAAGCTCGGTTCCCCCGCCTTCTGCGATCCCGCCTTCGCCATTCTGAGATGAGCCTGCCCGGCGCGGTCCGGCGACGCATCACGATGTGCCGTCGTTGCTCCTTGCGCGAAACCGCCCTGCGTCCGGTCCCCTTCTTCGGCCCTCTGGATGCAGGCGTCATGGTCATCGGCGAGGCCCCCGGCTCCGATGAGGAGATGACGCGGCGACCCTTCTCCGGTCCGTCGGGTCAACTTCTGCGTTCTTCGATGGCTGAGGTTGGCCTTCACCCGGACTCCATGTTCTGGTGCAACGTGGTGAGTTGTCGCCCACCGGGTAACGCCACTCCGGAGCGCGCCCACATCGCGGCCTGCTCGCCGAACCTGGCACTCCAAACTCATCTAGTCCGCCCACACGTCACGCTGCTCGTCGGCTCCACGGCCCTGGGCGTATTCCGCCCCAAGGCCAAGATCACCAAGCTCAACGGCCGCCCCTTCTACCGTCCGGAGACCCCCGGCCCCCGGCAAGTTCACATCCCGCTGACCTTCGATGAGCCGGAGTCCAATCCCCCCAGACCCGTGCGTGCGTCCTTCGGCCGGGTGATGCTGCCGATCATCCACCCTGCCGCCGTGATGCGGAACCGCCGCCTGCTCCCGGCCTTCTCCCAAACCCTGCTCAGCCTGCGCCTCATGGTGGATCGCTCGGTGTGGGAGGTCTGGCCGACGGATTGCGAGCGCTGCTCGGCTCCCGAGGTCCGCTATGACGCTGCCGGAGTCCCGTGGTGTCATGCCCACTATCCCCCAGGCCCCCGCCGAACTCCTCACGCCACCGGGCAGCGTGCCCTGCCCGTTTGATCTAGTAGACGATCCCATCTTCGACCCGAACCTTCGCCTCGGCATAAGTCATCGCGAGGTCACGCGATGCCGCCCACCCCATGATCCGGTGCGTCAAGGCGAGCATCCGTCCGGCGAAGGACGGCGTGTGCTTTTGCCGAGCCGGGATGGCGTGTGCGATCTCGTGCAGCAGGACCGGAGTGATCCGGTGAATACGCGGCACCGCGATGTCGTGTTTCCAGGGCGTGTAGAACGCTCGAACGGGCCGCGTGTCCGGGCCTGATTGCCGGGACGTTGCCCGGCAGGCGGCAGATGCGCCAGACATCAGCCGTGAACGCCTCCATGTCCGTCACGGTTTCTAGTCGTGTGCCGGGATAGGCATACATCCACATGGCTTCCGCAAAGTACACCTTGGATCGCTGTGAGTCGCGCACATCGGCCATGTTGATCAGGTCGGTGATCGTGTTCATCGGACCTCCACCATGCAGTCCTCACACGTTGCCGGGATACTGCGCCCCGTGTCGTGCCGGGTTGTGCATGCTCCACACAGGACGAACACCGAGCCGACGGGGAAAGACCGCAGTCCGGCATCGGGGCCGTAGCAGTCTACCCACCGCTTCCCCGTCGGACCGACGATGACTCCGCGTAGTCTCATCGCGTGTCGTGATCCCGTGCTGCGTACCATCAAATCAGGGGTTTTCAGCGGCCACCGATCCCAGGGCGTTCCCCAAGGCTTCTCGCGCGGTCTGTCCGACGCCGGTCCGCTGCCCTCCCAGGTTCGCGTACCAAGGCGTCCAGTCGGGCGCTGCGGCCTTGGTGGCGTCGTAGGTGAAGACGGCGTAGGCGTCGGCACCAAGACCATCGACGAGCACGTCGAAGTCTGGGGTGTCTGAATCCAAGACCAGCGCCCACTCCCCATTGCGGTCTTGCCACACCCCGCCGCCCTTGCCGCTTCCCCGTGCATCTTCACGTTCGATTAAGCGGTCTTCTTCGTCAAGGACGATGAAGTCGTTCGGGGAAAGCATGAACACACGGCACCTATCCCGAATTTCATTAGGTGGAATAAATCGGCCCGACTTGTTTTCTACCCGGAGGAATCGTCCTGAGTAATGGTCTGGGGGTCCATCGAAAAACACGGTATAGCGCATGGCTACTCCTCTTCACTCTTCACTGACTGGCATCAACACATACCGACGATGGTTACTAGCTCCGATCAGCACCGCCTTTTTCGCGTCGCGCACCCGCATGGTCGTGGTTTCGGTGCCGACGAAGGCGAGCGCATCGGCGAGGTAGGCAGAGTTGAACGTGATCTGGATATCGCCGACACCGTTGTCGTAGGAGGCTCTCAGTGTCTCACGCAGCACCGCGATGCCGTCGGAGATGCACGTCAACGTAGTGACTTTGCCAAGGTTCAGTCTCACCAACCCTTCATCCCCCGTGCCGACGGCTTCGGATGCCTTGAGCGCCGAGGCCATCTGGACAGTGGAGAACGTGAACGTGCCCCCGGACTCGTCGGGCACGAGAGGTCGCCAGTTCGGAAGTTCGCCGTCGACCAGCCGGGTGCTCCAGAACGACGAAGCACCGAACGCGAAGCCCGCCGTTTCGGTGTTGAGGCTGATCGTTACCGGCCCGCCGACGTTGTGCATCTGCTTGGCCAGTTCTTTCGCCACCCGCGACGGGACCAGCAGCGTCACCGTCTGCGTCGCCGCCTCGCCCAGCGTCACGGTTTGGACGCCCATCCGATACGAGTCGGTCGAGATGATCTCTAACACCGGCGAGCCTGCGGTGAAGATCAGCGCCACCGATATGAGCGATGGCCTGGCCTCGTCACGCGATGCACACAGCACGGCGCGCTCGAACGCCCCTTTCAGACCGTGCGCGTTCGCTCTGGCGACCAGTGTCGTGGCGTCGTGGAGCTTCGGGTAATCCTCCTCTGGGAAGGTTTCAAGCGTGACGGTGCGTGATCCGGCGTTCACCGCCACCCGTGTCTTCCCATCGACCTCAACCGTCTCAACCGCCACTTCATCCCCCATCACCCTCAACGCCTTTGCCAGCGGCTTAGCCGGAACGATCACCGAACCCCACTTGTCAACCGTCGCCCCTTCAATCTTCACCTGTGCCGCCGCTTCGAGGTCCGTCGCCTCCAACAACACCCCATCTTCATCCGCCTGGATGCGAACGCCGGTCAGCGGCAGAAATGCCGAGCGCGTTGCCGTCGCAGGTAGCACTTGCTTGAGTGCGGCCCCTAGTTGCTTCGTGGACACGATGAATTGCATCAGTTATCCCCCTGAGTTGTCGGAGTAGTGTTTGCCTCATTCGGGTCGATTCCCCACTCGCGTTCTGAATTGCGCTCGACCTCTCGGACGTATGCGTCGTGTAGGTCGCGCACGTTCATCCAGCCCACGTCGCGGAGTGCGACGCGCGGGTAAGGCTGGGACGACTTCCAACGTGTGCGCCATAGTTCTATGAATACGCTCACTGGTGCTCACTCACCAGCAGATGCACCATCTCTTTCACCGTCACCTTCCGCCCCCGCCGTAGTGTCTCATTCGCCGCACGTTGCACCAGCAGCGCGTGAGTCTCCAGTGAGATGTTGATGGTCGTACCCGGCTTCTTCCGCTGCACATCTTCGGTCATGCTTCTTCCTTTGCATCGCGAATCATCTGCGCCGCGAGCCCAACGGCTTCGGCGTGTCCGGCAACCGCCCCGGCCTCAGTGGCGTATCTCATCTGATAGCGCTCGTCGCCGTAGCGCGTCTTTCCCGTATCGGAGTCACGTCCGAAGATCATCGTCTCGAAGATCAACGGAGGCCCGCCGTCGCCGAACGAGTGGTCTATCCCGAGCCAAACCGTCGAAATCTCCAGTCGTTCACCGAACGCCTTCATCTCGGTGAGGCCCACCCGTCTGTAGTCGGGGTCACGTCTTGTAAGACCCGCCAACTCATCGAACGGAGATTTCTTGTCCGTTCCGGTCGTAATACATCTCTAGCTCCGTTCGGCTCGGTCGGGATCAAGCACCACCACTCGGCGCGCCTTTTGGGCTTCGACATGCGCACGATGGAAATCGTCCCAGCCTACACGCGCAACCATCTTCATCATGCGAGCGTCAGACTCCCCGGCCCTCGGCCGTATCCGTCGTACCCACTCGATGAACCTAATCATCGTTCCCCCTTTGTAGACTGCTTCACGTTACGGTCGTACATGACGACGGTGGCTGCCGACGCAACGTTGAGGCAGTAGCGTGTGTCGATCTGGCGAACCGCTTTACATGCCCCCAAGACCTCTGCGGGAAGGGTCCGATCCTCTCCCCCGAGGAGGTAGACCGCCCGGCTGGGATGAGAATACGTCTCCAGGGGTTTGGCTTGTTCGCTGAGTTCAATCGCTACCAAATCCGCGCCGAAGGGCATATGGGTGCAGAAGTCATCGAAGTCTTGGTAGTGGAACAACGGCAAGTGCTTGACCGTGTTCAACGTGTCGGTCGGAGCTTTGGGGTGGTAACGTGCTCCGATGGTGAATACGAACGCGGCGGAGAAGTTTTGCGCTGAGCGCAGAAGTCCACCCAGATTCTTCATCTCCTTCGGCTCGAACATGCCTATGCCGAAGAATCCCCGCCGCGCCGATACCGCTACCGTAGCCGTTGTCGTCGCCGCTGTAGCCGCCCCCGCTATCGCCGTCGCCGTAGCCGTCGCTACCGGACCCATCGGGGCAGGGATCTGATCTAGGTCAACGTGGGTGTTTGGCCGCACGATGATGCCTCGTTCAGGCTGTGGGCACATCACTCTCCCGATCCAATTGCTTCCCGACATGCCGCCAACATCGCGTACGCACCGCTGTAGTCCAACGGCTCGATTTCCTGCCCGCGTCCGGTCAAGCGATCAAACTCGTCTAGGAGCCCCGGCAACAGGGCCATCGGGTTCATCGGGTTCACGAGTTCTCCGCTTGCCGTGAGGACTCTGCGCCTCCACCATGAGGCTTTTGCGGCCCGCGTGGTCCAAATACATACATCCCATGCGGCCCGTGCTCGTCGTGTGCGTGTTGCGTCACATGCGGCCTGTGCTGCGTCACATGCGGCCCGTGTTGGGTCATAGGAAGCCGTTTCCCCGTCACTGGCGGCCAGGGCGGCCAGCATGGCCTGCCTAAAGGTGGTTTCGGATACGCCATCGCCTCGTTCCGCCGTCTCGATGCACGTCAGCACCGCGCCGCCGTCGTCGTAGTCAGCCGCCGACCGCCATTCCTCGTAGATCGGGAACACTTGCCGCGCGAGCCACCCGAGTAGTTGTCGGGTCAAGCGTTCGTCGTCGATGTTCGTGCCCATGATGCGAGGCGTGAGGTCGTGCAAGGCTTGGCGCTGCATGTCGTCGGCGTTGTCGTTGTGCTGGATGCCCAACAAGCGGAACACGGGATGAACACACGGCGGGTTATCAGTCCATCCGCCATTGTCGATCCAGTCGATGACTTGCATCCAGCACCCCCCGTCGGCGGGGGTTTTACCCTTCCCGGCGCGGAGCCACGGCACTGTCCTTTCCTCCCGGTCCGTTGGCATCACACTTCACCCGTCGTTTCGTTCCCGCCACAATCCCATGTACGCATCTCACCGTCGTCGCCTAGCTCACTCCGGCACGCCCCAGGGGTGTGATAGACCACAGGATCGTTGCTGCACCACACCGTCCCATCTGGAGCAGGCCCCCGGTGGTATAGTTCGTGGTGGCGTTCGCGGATGTCAAGCAGCATCTCGTGGTGGCGTTCGTGGATGTCAAGCAGCATCTCGCTCACCCCGACGAAGGCATGAGCGCCCCATAGGTGATCCTCTAGCGCTTCGGTCGTCGCCGTGGCCCCCGGCGCGTGGGTATGGGGCATGATCCTGTTCGACTTCATGTCTGCTCCCTGCCGATGCCGAGCCGTCGCGCTTCCTCCTCGGTGTCAAAGAACGAGGCCCCACCCTCACACCGACAGCCGTGGCCGGTGTAGTCCTCACCCTCCCACACCTTGGCAAACCGCCCGTCGGCGAGTTCAACGACGCAGACCGTATTCCCCTCGTGGTCGGTGAGCTTCTGTTGATAGGACTCCTCATCGACCCACAGGACGCGCACCACGTCGGCTACCTCCACGCCGGGTCGGTGCTCATCGCAGGCGTTGGCTCCCTTGATGCAATGCTGTGCGATCTCGTCCCAGAGTTTCATGGTTTCCTTTCCTTCGATGAGTCGGACTCATTCCCCCCGCCATTCGCCCGGCCCCCTCCTTCGATGAGTCGGACTTCCTCAACCCGGTGTGCGCCAAGATATCCCCCTCCCGTCTGCTCTGTCAAGCCTACTAATCCCCTCTCCCCCAAAAACTTCCCCCTCCCCACTTGACACTACCACCCCGCCGCCCTTATCCTTCTCCTCGGTGCCGATCCATACGGGATTCGGACCGACGAAAGGGGACAAGATGGAACTTTTCCAAGCCTCCGAGCAGTGGCGGGACCGCCCTGCCGACGAGCGGTTTGCCTCCCTCGCCGACATGGCCACCGTCACCCGTCAGTACGCCGACGCCTCGGTCCTCGCTTCTCCGAAGTGGGCCGACCTGCGCGTCACGCCCTCGGGCGAAGAGATGGTCGTGGTCGGCCAATCCGGCACTCCGGCGATCCTGACCCATCACGCCTTCGGGCAACTTTCCGCACGCGCCGGAGCCCCGGTCGGCTACCTCCGAGGACTCCCCGCAACACTGGCCGCACAGAACATCAACCATGGCCTCAAGGCTCGCGGCGGCGACGAGCACGCCTCTCTTCTCCTGCACCGCAATGGGTCACTGGTCCTGCGCGCGGCGACCTCCCGTCACTACGCCCGAATCTGGAACCACGAGGTCGTTTCCCGCCTCATCGACCTGCAAGGCGACTCCGACATGGTCCCGGCGCGTCAGACCTTCTCTTGGGACGGTCAACCCGTTCCCGATGACGCCCCACCGTCACTGTACGCCTCAGACCATGACATGTTCGCCTTCTTGATGTCGGGCGAAACCACCGTCACCGATCCGGCCGGTCAAAGCATGCGCCGGGGCGTCATGGTCTGGAACTCCGAGGTCGGGGACAAGGCCCTTGGGATGCTGGGGTTCTGGTTCCGGGACATCTGCGCGAATCACATCGTCTGGGGAGCGGAGCAGATCGCCAAGGTTTCCCTGATCCACCGGGGAGCTATCGCCGAGCGCTGGATGGATGCGACCATTGAAGTCCGCCGCTACCTCAACTCGGCTACCTCCCTGGAGTCCGACCGTTTCGCCGCCACCACTCGCCGGATCGCGGCAAGCAAGGAAGACGTTCTGGACACTCTGTTCGCCCGCAAGGTGGCATCGCGGAGCGTGCTGGGGGCATCCTTTGACGCGGTGATCCCGACCTATGACGGCGACCCGCTGAGCGTGTGGGGCATGGCTCAGGGCATGACGCGGTTCTCCCAGTCTCTCAGCTACGCCGATGAGCGCGTGAGCGTGGACCGCGCCGCCAGCAAGGTGCTTGAGATGGCCGAATCGTTCTAACCTCCACTTGGGCCTGCCCGGAGTGCCGGGGGGGCACGATGGGCAGGCCCAGCAATCCCGACGGAAAAGGGGAGTCAACGATGAGCCTAGAGAGCCTAGACAGTGGCGAACAGCGCCGACTGGCGCGAGACGCGATCCAGCAGTTGATGGACGCCGCAAGCACGCTGATGGATGAAGCGGCGGGAAGGAAAGCGACTGATTGGGGGGTCGTGAATGACGCGATGGTCGCTGGCGGCAAGTTTCTGCAAGCCTATGCCGTCCTAGAAAAGACCCTAGAAGAGTAGAAAGAGAGGGAAGCTATGTTTTGGAAGAAGATGGCCCCGGACGCCGACCGCCTGGCTGAGCCCGTCGCCGATGCGTCCCCCTTCTGGAAGCGCCGATGGGTTCGGTCGGGCGCGGTTGGTCTGTTGATCCTGACGCTTGCGATCTTCGGCGCTCGCGCCCAAGCCGCGAAGTCCGACGCTGAGGCTCACGCCAAGAAGCTGACCGCAGAGATGGCCGGACTCCGCGTCGAGGTTGCCAGCGCACGCGGCAGAGTCATCGACATGGAAGGCGACCTGGCCATGGCCGAGCGCCGGTTGGATGCGTGCCGACAGATGTTGCGGGAATTCTCCCCGGTTTTGGACGGGATCGGCGACGTAATGAAGGCCCAAACGGGAAGCGTGTTCGACCGGCTCGAAGCGACGCAGGGCTTCAGCGATGATCTTGACGCTTGGCGCGAAGAGATGGCCAAGTGGTTGGATACGTGCGCGGAAATGGACTGAGCGGCTCGATGAGCCGGAGAGATTTACCCCCGTTCGATGAGAGCGCGACCCGGCTCGATGAGGCTGGGAAATTTCCCCCCGATGCCGTTCGATGAGAGGGAGTCGGATACCCCCGGACACGGTTCGATGAGAGAAAGTCGGATACCCCCGGACGCCTAGGGGCACCCTAAGTTACCTACCAGTAACCTCTCAATCCGAAGGAACGGTCGCATCCGAACGCTGGTCGCATCCGACCGAACGTCCTTCCCCCCTCGGGGGAACGACAAAATGACCAGCCCCTCCACAGGGTTAGTCAGTGACGGACGGTAGCAGATCGGGTCCGAATCATCAACGGGGTAAATCTACTTTCTAGGCTTGCAAGGGAAACTAGGGTCTGCTATGTTCGGCGGGATAGGTTCCCTGTGGAGGGGGCCTCATATCGAAAGGGGGCATCATGCCTACTAGGCAAGAACAGATAGATGAGCGGGTGAAACGTATCCGCGCGCAGGTTGAACGTATGCGCGAGGAGGGACGCCGGAAAGGATTCGACCTAACGGCGGATACATTCTTTACTCGTGTCCTACGCAAGCGCGAGGCACTTCTACGGATAGCGCCTGGAGGGGAAGAGTAATGGCCTGCAAGCCTACTGCCTATGTGTACATGGCCGATATCCACTGTGTCCCCTGCACCCTGCAGGCTTTCGGGTCAGATCATCATGGCCACGCTGCCCCTGATGCCACAGACCAGGAAGGGAACCCCTTGGGAGTGGTCTGTGGTCGCATCAGTTCGGATGGATTCGATTCCCTGCAGGTCTGCGGGACCTGTGGGAGTTTTCTGTGCCCCCACTGTGGGGCAGTCGCAGAGGATGACCCTGGTCATGGCCCTGATGATTTCTGCTGGAATTGCAGGTCATGCCGGTACTGTGGGGGGTTCGGCAATCACTTCAAGATTGGGGGGCTAATTCCCTGCCCCCTGACCGATGACGATGAGGAGGGGGAATCATGAGCACGACACGCGTAGTCATTTGGGATTTCCTCTGCGACGTGTGCGAAATCTGTTTGTCCGTCACCCGTGGTGATTCCTTCGACAACGGATACGTCATGACGAAGAAGGATGCTGAACAGGTGATACGTCAGGAAGGATGGACGGTAATAGGTCCGCACCACGCTTGCCCCGTGCAGTCGTGCCTCCGAGAAGTCACGAGACGACACGACAAAAGGGTTGCCCGATGATTACTCCCCGACCTGACGAAAATGGGGGTTTATAACATCATGAATCGCATCACTCGAAAAGACCTAGAGCAAGCTGTCCGAGTGCTGAATCGCCTAGCGGGTCAACCTGAATCCGATACCGGTTGGGTGCCCGATGACACCCGCCCGAACGGCTCGCGCGCCATCATCGGGCAGTACGTCCTATCCGGGGCCTACGGCGGTTGGAGGCTTGAGCAGATCATATCCGAGGGCGGCGGGATCAAGGCCATAACTCAAGGATTCGAGCCCGCGCGCGTGACCTACGGGCTCATTGTGGCCTACACCGACGGGATGATCGCGAAAGAATAACTGACCTCCACAGGGGAAGGGGGGCCAAGTCTGTTTTGGCCCCCCTTCATAATCAGGAAGGGGAAGATCATGCTAGTAGTCTTCGATCCCAAAAACTACACCTGGGAGCTAGCCGAAGAAGGCGGCGGCAGTCAGTCGCCATGCCCGTTCTGCGCCGAACCGCTAGGCGCGCATGCGGTCGCGCCGTCGCTCCGGGCGAAGGGAATCACCAGCGGTCCGGGCGCATGCGGTCGCCTAGTCGGTCTTCCCGTGGACATCGGATACTGACCCGCCGCCTAGCGTCACGGCACAAGGGACCGGGGATTGTTCCCCGGTCCTTTGCCGTGTCGGCATACGGTGGCTTTAGGTGGCCCGTGGTGGCGGAGCAACACCGGAGCAACGTCGGAGGATCATTAGGCCAACGTTTCACCTGCATTCGGGGACCGGCGGCGACGGCATAGGCGGGCGAGACGGGGCCGATACGGGGCCGAAGGATCACCTGCTACCGGAGCGTCGGAAGGGGTTGGGGCGGACGGGATAGGGCGCATTATGCCTGCTAGCAGGCCATTTTAGGTTACCTAAGCCAACCTAGGCCAACCCTAAACCGGGACGAATCAAGCAGGGGATACCGGGAGTCAACCTTCTCATCGGATGGCTTAGAAGCCGCCTGGTGGCCGCTCGCCACAATCCACCTTTTCGCCGCATCTCCTCACGGCAGGATCACCCGACACGGCAGGGTCACCGCCCCGCCCTACCTCCTCCGGTCCCTGCCGTACCGTCCCTGTTCTCCTCTGCCGTCCCGCCGTCCGCCGAACCCCTGCGCGGCCGGCGGCGGACGCCCTGCCCGGTCAAGCTTGAGAATTGTGACCCGGCGTTCGCATCCGACCGTACGGTTTAATAGGGGATAGGGGTGGTGATTCACAATGGTACAAGCAGGGGAACTTGGGACCCCCAAAAAACATGCGACCCTCGCGCACACGAGGCAAACACATACCCCCCAGGGGTATGCCGTGTCCGTCCCCTATTGACCCTCGCCCCCTGCCCCCTCTACCATCTTGGCCATGTCCAACCCCGATCCCGTCACACCCGAGCCGACCTCCGCTGAGCCGCCGACCTCTGCCGCCCCTGACGCCTCCCCCTCCGCCGTTGCCGCCTCTGACGCCGACCCCGTCCCCGACCCCCCGAAGCGCGACGGCCGCAAACGGGTCAAGCAGCCGTGGGAAACCCGGATGGCCGTGATGGAGCGATCCAAGGTCTTTGACCCCGCCGCAGAGGAGAACTGGCGCAACGCCGGGGGCGGCAAACCTTTGGACACCCGGTCCTTAGAGGATGCCGCCGCCGATGCCTTGGCCGCCGCCGAGGCCAAGCCCCTGGCCGTCACGATCATCGACCCCGACGACCCGTCTTTTGTCGCCGCGCCGCCCGCCGTCAGGCGCAAGGGGACCCCGGCCGGGTGGGATCGTGGATGGCGGCGGAAGTTTCTGACCCAACTGGCGATGCACGGCAACGTTGGGATGGCCTGCCGTGCCGCAGGGGTTCGCCGCCGTTCGGTCCAGCGTGCCCGGTCCCAGGATGAAGCCTTCGCCGCCCGCTTCGACGAGGCCATCCAGGTGGCGGTGGACCGGGCCGAGTATCAGGCGTGGAAGATGGGCGTTGAGGGCATCACCGAGGATGTGTACTTCAAGGGTGATGTGGTCGGGCACAAGGTGGTCTACTCGGAGAAGATGCTGGAGATGATCCTCAAGGGGAAGCGGCCGGAGGTCTACTCGGAGAAGGTCCAGGCCGCGCAGATCACGGCCAAGTCTCAGGAGGTTTCCGACGACGTTCGCCGTCAGTTCCTTGATGCCGCCCGAGAGCGGATCGCCATGATGAAGTCAGGACAACCCGCCGCCGCCCTGCCCGCCGCCGCCGAGCCGATCGAGGCACGCCTGGCCCGCGACGAGGGGGGCCGCTTCGTGGGCAAGACCTTTTCCGAAGTCGATGCCGGTGGGGTCTTTGATTCCGGCGACGACGATGACGATGACGATGACGATGACGATGACGATGACGACGACTGAGATCGGGGGCGACGATGGCGATAGGTGAGATCACGGTGCGCGTTGAAGGACTGGAGGCAGTTCGTCGCCTCCTAGCCGTCTGTACGGATATCGTCGCTACGGCTACGGATTCAGAAGCCAAGTCTGCTCTGGAGCAGGCGTTGAGTGAGTTCGCCGACGCCGTGGGGCAAGACGATGACGCCGAGTAGTGGTTGGGGCGGCTATCAGGGTTCGGCGCCATCCACCGTGCCGCAACGACCGGAATCATTGGGCGCGAGCGTGAACCCGCCCGGCGCGAGTACTTCCCACTCCGACGACGAGTGGAAAGCTCTGCACGCCGTCGTCGCCCGGCAGTCCGTCGCGCTTGAACAGGAGAACTCCCGTCGCGTGGATGCCGAGGTGAAGTTTGCGCGCGTTGTCGAACGCCTCACGCCGTTGATCTCCTCCATCATCGCGCGTTCTAGCGGGCCGCATTTCAATCAGCACTGGGGCGAAGTCCTCTGCAAGTGTGACGGACACCTCGCGCGTGACATCGACGACCTGCTTGCCTCCGGGTGGCAACGGCGATGACGACGAAGGATAAAGCCGCCCTCGACGGGCTTGCCGAACTCGAACAAGACTGGCTGGGCTGGCTCGTCACGTTGTTCCCTGAATACATCACCGCGCCGTTTGGACCGCACCAGAAGGTGTTTTGGGAGTGGGTGTGGGCGATCACCCCCGGTGTGCGGCCCGCGCCGTTCATCGGCATCTGGCCGCGCGGCCACACGAAATCGACCTCCGTCGAGTTGGCGATCATCGCGTTGGGGGCGATGGGCCGTCGCCGATATTCAGTTTTAGTCTGCCATGCCAAAGACACGAGCATATTTGATCCGGGCAGGCCCGATCTTGGCTGGCATCTGGTTCAGGATCACCCAAGCGCCTCGGTGCATCGTCGGCCCGGTTATGCGGTATCGCTTCGTGGGTTTCCCGCCGCCTTTGACGAACGGGTAACGGCCGAACACCGCTATTGGGCGCGCCGCATGGCGACTCGTCAGAAGAAGGGGGTTGGGCAGCAGACGTGGTTGAGCCCTCCCCATTGGATCGAGGCACAACATCTCGATTGGAATACCTACATCGGCTACCCGATCGACACCACGATTTCCCGCGACTTCCCGATGGTGACTAGATACAACTACTCCACCAAGACCTACGACGCTGAGCCATTCCTCCCGTTCGCCGATGCCGACTTTTGGTGGGTAGTTGGACTTTGGTGGGGAGACGGCACGCTTGACGGGAGAAACCGGGGCGCAATCTCGTGGTGCTGTGCTGATGCCCACCCCGACGTGAAAGAGCGGTTGTTGAAGATACTACGACTGCATGGGTATAACCCCGTTGAATCCCGCCCGCTCGCGGAAAAGATGAGTGTTATTCGCATCTCGGACATGCGGTTGTCTCGTTGGTTGCTCCAGTGGAAGCGTGGTCGTTCTCGCAAGGAGCCTCCCGCCTGGGTTGAGCGTCTTCCGTACGAATACCAACAAGAACTCATCACGGGATACATCGCGGCAGATGGCAACATCGACGGCCGAGGCATTCACCTAGTAAGCATCCATTTGCCGGGGCTCCTCGCCGTTCGACGCATCCTTGCACGCCTCGGAGTTACTTGTTCCATCTCTCAAACCCGTTCAGCCCAAGCGCAGGTTCAGTTCCCCCACGGGCGTAGCTATCCAGTTGCGGCTTGTTATTCTCTGCACATCGAACGGGCCGAAGACTTAGGGTACGCCGCCACGCATACCCATCGAGCGAATTCTCTGCGGACATCGTTCATCGCCGACGGGTTTTTGTGGACCCGAGTTCGTGATGTCGGACCGTGTGGGGAGATCGAAGCCGTCCCGATCCAAACCGATTCGCATACCTATCTGACGGCTTTCGGCCGGTCCCACAATTGCGAGTCACAGGAACAAGCCGACAACCACGTGGCGACCGTGGCGTCCATGATGGAGTCGGTCGGCATTGAGATGTTCTATCCCGACATCTCCTCCCGCGCCTTGACCAAGTACGGTCAGGCCCGTGGGTGGCGGCGTAACCGGCTGCACACGCGGTCCGGGTTCATCGTGGACGCCCTCGGTCTGGACGTGGCCTCCCGTGGCCTCAAGGTTGAGGAGCAGCGACCGGACCTCATCATCTTCGACGACATCGACACCGAAACTGACCAGCCCGGCACGGTCAAGCGCAAAATCTCCACGCTCACTCGTCGCGTCCTGCCCCTGGGTACGCCGCACACCGCCATTGTGGGTGTGCAGAACCTTGTCCATGCCGATTCGGTCTTCGCGCAGTTGGCCGATGACCGGGCCGACTTCTTGGCCGACCGCGTGATGAGCGGCCCGATCCCGGCGCTTGAAGACATCAACTACGAAGTCCGCACGATCGACGGTCGCCCACGAACCATCCTCACGGGCGGGACGCCTACCTGGGGGGGCATGGACATTCAGGCGTGCCAGAACGAAGTAGACACCTACGGCATCACGGCGTTTCTCTCAGAGTTGCAGCACGTCATGCCGGACCCGACCGGAGGCATGTGGGACGATGTGGTCTTCCGGCATTGCGCGCGCGACGACGTACCCGACTTGGACAAGGTGGTGTGCTGGGTGGACCCGGCCGTCACCGACTCCGACGACGCGGACTCCATGGGCATCCAGATCGACGGCATCGCGCGCGACGCCACGCTGTACCGGCTGTGGTCCTGGGAGCATCGTTCCACGCCTCAGCGCGCCATCGAGAAGGCGATCCGCATGGCGCTGGAGTTCGGGGCGGTCCACGTTGGCATCGAAACCGACCAGGGCGGTCAAACCTGGCGCTCCGTCTTCAACGAGGCCCGCACCAACGTCGGGTCATCCGCCGACCATCTCAAGATGCGCTCGGCGCGCGCGGGGTCGGGTCACGGCCCCAAGGTTCACCGGGCCTCGCAGATGCTCACCGACTACGAATTGGGCAAGGTCGTTCACGTCATGGGGACGCACGACATCTTGGAGCGTGCCCTGCGTCGGTTCCCCCGCGCCAAGCCGTTTGACCTCGTGGATGCGGCCTATTGGGGTTGGTATGACCTCCGCCGCCTGTCCCGCCCGGCGACGACTTCATCTCCGGCGAAACGCGACCGCCGTCCCGCCGCCTCACCCCGCCGTCGCCTACGCATCGTGTCCTAAACTTCTCTTTGGGCGTATCATCTTCTCCATGGCGACACCCAACGTGGTCCTAGACGAACTCTCCAGGGTAGAGTCTTCCTCCTTCACGGCCCGGTCGGCTCGGACGTTCATCCTTGATGACCAGACCACCACCCGCATCGCCGTCTACGTTGCCCAAAACGGCAAGGCCGTCATGGCCCACTCCGCAGTCGTGGAATCCTTCGACCGCTCCCGTGCTCCTCGTTCCACCCCGCACACGATCACCACGACGGATGGGCAGACGTGGCAGGTTTACCGAGAAGGCTGCGGGTGCGGCTCTCCCATCAAGCGGGTTTCCTGGCGTGATGCCGCCTCCGCACTACTCGCCGTCGTGGGGGATACAGGGTGAGTCAATCATGCCTGACGAGCGCCTCAAAGCGGACTGGAACCGATGTCCCTTCTGCGGCGGCTCGTACACCGATGCCGTCGCTCACCATCCCGGCTGCCTGCTCGTGCGTTACCCTGACTTCTTCTGTCGTTGGTGCGGATCATCCCGTGGCCGCCACCACCTATCCGACGGTTGTCCCGCGCTCACTCACCTGTTCCCCATCTCCTTTCCCCAACTCGACGCCCACACCCGATGCACCGACTGCAAAGAGGTCTTCACTCCAGGATCATCCTTCGTCATTGGCATCTCCGGCGTGCTGTGCTTAGGGTGCGGATGGGAGGAATCAGCATGACGTGCGTCCAATGCCACGATGAACGATGGGTCTGTGAAAACCACCCCGACACGCCCTGGGGCATTTTCGCCGAAGATTGTTTCTGTGCTGCGCCCGGAGCCCCATGCCCCTCGTGCAACGATTCCGATTCCCCGGCCATGCCGCCCGGCTCCGTCCCCCTCCTTGTCCCGTACCCCAGCATGAACTGATGAGCCTTCCCCTACTCCTCATCATCGTGAGCCTCGCCGCTCACCGCATCACCCATTTCCTCATTGCCGACGCCTTGACCGATGCCGCCAGAGCACGCCTCCGCCGACGCTGGTCCGGCTCCTTAGCCGACGAGGCCCTGGACTGTGCGTGGTGCGTCGGGTTCTGGGTGTCGGCCGCCCTGGTCACTGGATGCGCCCAGATCGTCTCCATCCCCTTGCCGGGATTGTTCTCACTCGCGGTATCATCGGTCGTCGGCATTTTGACCCAATGGGAGCACCACGATGGCTAATCGCGCGCGCGTCGCAGGCTTGACCGCATCCGCCGCTCGGCTGCGCGCCAAAGACCGCATCGCCATCCCCGCATCTCCGGCTGCGTTTCAGAAGGAAGGGTGGCACTTCTACGACGTTCTGGGGGAAGTCAAGTACGCCACCAACTACATCGCCAACGCGATCTCCAAGCTCCGCCTCTACCCCGCCTTGGTCCCCGATGACCCACGCGACACGCCCGCACCGGACCCCAACCCGTTGGGCGACACCGCCTTGCGGGCGCTGCACGGCCCCGGCGGCGACTACTCGGAAATCCTGCGGGAAGCCGCCATCAACCTGATGGTTGCCGGTGAGTGCTACCTGTTGGGCATGGAGCTTCCCGGTGCCCAGACGCCCCTTCGGTGGAGTTCCTGGGAGATCAAGTCCTCCGACGAGTTGCAGTTCTCCTCCACCGGCAAGGTGACGCTCAAGGACGACCCGAATCGCACCGGCAAAGACATCACCGAAGCCGACACGTTCATCGTTCGCATCTGGCTGCGGCATCCCCGCTTCTCTTCCCAACCTGATCCCCCCTTGCGCGGAGTCCTGTCATCGTGCTCCGAGATCGAGCGCATCGAGCGCGTCATTCGTGCAGCCGCCCGATCGCGCTCTGCCGGACCCGGCATCCTGCTGCTACCCGACGAGATTTCCTTCTCCTCCCCGGACCCGACCACCGACCCAGCCGATGCCGACGACGATGTGTTCATGGCCGACTTGATGGAGAACCTCATGGCCTCCATCGCCGACGAGGAGTCCCCGGCCTCGGTCGTCCCGTTCTTGATGCGTGCGCCCGCCGAGTTCTTGGACAAGATTCGCCGTATCGACCTCGGCATCGACATCGACGAACAACTCATCAAGATGGAACGTGCCCTCATCCGGCTTGCCCAGGGGCTCAACGTGCCTCCCGAGATCGTGACCGGCAAGGCCGACTTGAACCACTGGACCGCATGGCAAGTCTCAGACGAAACCGTCTCGGCCCACGTCGAGCCCCTTGCCATCCCGATCGTTTCGGCACTGACCCAGGAGTGGTACCGCACTTACCTCGAAGCCGCTGGGATGAGTTCTGCCGACGCCGCCTCCCGCCAACTTTGGTACGACCCCACCCCGCTCATCACTCGGCCGAACCGTAGCGCCGACGCCGACTACGGCCTGGAACACATGGCCCTGTCCGACGACGCTTGGCGGCGCATCAAGGGCTTCACCATCGAAGACGCCCCCTCCCAGATGGAGCGAACCATCCGGCTCATCCTGCAACGCGGCTCCTTCGACCCCGCCCTCACCGCCTGGCTTCTGCCGCACCTTGGCCTTACCCCGCCGCCCGACTCCGTCGCCCTCCCCGATGCGCCCCCGACCCCGAAACCCTCCGCCCCGCCACCCGCCCCCCGCGTGGGCGAGCCCGGCAACCCACGCCCCGTGAACCCGGCCCCCCCCTCCGCCGCATCGGTCATCGTCGCCTCCGCCGCGCCCGACGGAGCCCGCATCGGCGCGCGCCTACTCGAAATCGACCGCGACCTCCTTACCCGGCTCCGCGCCACAGCCGATGCCGCCCTGGGCAGAGCCATCGAGCGAGCAACCTCCCGACTCATCTCCCGTTACCGCAACGATGATCGTTTCAGCACCATCCTGCGTGAAACTCCGCGCGAATCCATCGCGTCACGCATCGGCAAGGCGACGCTGGCCCACGACGAGATCACGATCGAGTCGTTGCTGGAGTCCTCCTTCGACCCCGTCGGCACCAAGCTGTCGGAGTGGTCGCATCGCGCCTACGCACGCGCCAGCCGAATCTTGGGCATGAGTTCCGACGAAGCTCCCGACGACCTAACCGTCATGGGCCACATCGACGAAGCCTCGGCCTGGCTCGTCGGCTCCCTGGCCTCCTTGGCCGCCGACCGTTTGTTCAATCCGTCTCCAACCGTCGAGTTGTTCGGAGAGTTCGACGACACCAAGGGCGTCCCATTCGGCGTCATCCGAGAAGCAGTCGGCCGCGCAGGTGGAGCAGCCCCTTCCGGCATCTACATCGGTCCCGCAGGACAGCCCATCGGCGGCGTTGCTACCGGAGAAGTCATCCTGGGCCACTTCGGCCGCCTCGGTGGAGGAGTCGAAGGCTGGGAGTGGGTCTACGGGGAAACCGTTCGCACCCGTGAGTTCCTCCCCCATCGTGACCTTGACGGAGCCCGGTTTGCCCGGTGGGACGAAGACACCCTGACGAATCGAGCCAACTGGCCTCCTGTGGCGTTTTATGCTCCTGGGGATCACGCGGGGTGCCTTTGCACGCACATGCCTGTTATCGTGATGCCAACCGAACAGGCGGCATAGGGAGAAGGCGATGATGCAGCCGCAACCGCTCGCGACGCACGCACACGTCAACTACGGCCCGCTATCGACTACCGTGGGCCGCGTCAGTCGCTCGGACGGCTCATCCCTAGTGCTGCTGACCGTGGAAGGCGTCAACGGGTCGTTCAAGTTTCTGCTCGATTCCGACCACGCGCGCAATCTCTCCTCGGCCCTGAGTGAAATGGCTACCGGCGTTGTCGTGGCACAAGTCGTCCCGGAGGCTAAATGAAGCTGCTTGAAACCAAACGGGTTCGCCTTCGGGACATCTTGACCCTTTCGGTGGCCCTTTCTTCGACCAAAGAGGAATCCGCCCTTACCGACTTCGCGCACCAGTTGTCCGAAGCCACCGGCCTAACCGTCGTCTTGCTGGATGCCGACATGACCCTATCCAGCGTCGGCGAGGAAGAGATGAAGCAGGCAGGTTGGACCAGGATGGCCCGCCGTGCCCCCGCCGAACAAGGAGCAACATGATGCCGTGGAAAATCGTCTCCGATCATGCCGGATGCCCGAAGGCTCGCCCGTGGGCAGTCGTGAAAGAAGGCACCGACGAGGTCAAGGGATGCCACACATCATCCGACGCCGCTAAGCGGCAACTTGCTGCCCTCAACGCCGCCGAGTCTTCCGTTGCCGCCGCTGACTCCATTTCCCTCATCGACGAGTCTTCCATCAGCCTGGATTCTGTCTCCTCGTCGTCCACTGATACCGTCACCATCAACACCCCTGCCGCCTCCGGCGCTGACTCCTCCTCCACCGACCTCTCCGCCGCTGCCGTCGCCGTCGATGATGAACCCTCACTTGGCGAACCGGCGCTGCCCGCAACCTTCCGCTCCGTGTTGGTCCCCGAGAACGAGGACACGTCCGACGGACGTTTCATCACTCCCGGCGCACTCACTTGGCGAACCTTGCCGTTGCCTTTGATGTTCCAGCCGACCAACGAAGGTCGTCACCAAGGATCAGTCATCGTGGGTCGCATCGAAACCGTGGAGCGAGTGGGGTCTGAAATCCACGCGACGGGCACCTTCGACTTGGGTTCGGAGATGGGCAGAGAGGCCGCACGCCAGGTCCGTGACCAGATTCAGCGGTGGGTTTCGGTGGACATGGAAATCATCGAGGATGAACTGCTTGAAGACGGCGATTCGTTCCGCCAAGTCATCCACTCCGCTCGACTTTCGGGTGCGACGATCGTAGTTTTCCCGGCTTTCCCCTCGGCGGTGATCGTTCCCGGCGACGCCGAGTTGCCTGCCGCTACCCCCGATGGTCGCCCGGCAGCCGCCACGATCACTTCGCCCGCAACCCGCTCCACGGTCCCGGTGGCCTTCACGCAAGAGGTCCACCATGCAGCCATCTCCGAGGTTGCCTTCGATCCTTCAACCGACCGTTACGACCTGCAATCTTGGGTCAACGCCTGTGCCGCGTTCGAGGCACTATCCGACTCCATCTACTCCGACCACTACCTGCCGCATCACGAGCCTTCCGGCGCGATCTCCCGGCGCGGCCTGTACGACGCTGCCCTACGCCTTCGGGGCCTCCGTCGCCGCAATACCGAAGCCGCCCGCGCGCATCTACTCGATCACTTCCGCGCCGACTTGAAAGAACCCGTCCCGCACGCGCTGGACGATGCCTCCTTGGTCGCCTCCGCCGCTCGCTTGCCGCTCCTGGCATGGTTCGCCGATCCCGCCTTGGTCGGACCGACCCCGATCACACTCACCCGCGATGGTCGCATCTACGGGCACGCCGCCTTGTGGGACGCTTGCCACATCTCGCACCCGAACTCCTGCGTGACTCCGCCCCGATCGCGCACGTCCTACGCCTACTTCATGACCGGGGAAACCGAGGTCGCCGATCCCGAAACCCTCACCGTTGCCGAAGACGACTGCTCCTGTGCTACTCGGCCGAGCGGCCCGATCACGATGGGAACCTCCCACGCCCATCTGGCCGCCTCAGCCTCCCGTACCAAAGACCACTACGAAAACACCGGTGCAGCCGTGGCCGATGTTGCCGTTGGTGAAGACGCCTACGGCATCTGGGTTTCCGGCTCGCTGCGCCCCACTACCTCCGCCGCTCAACGCGCCGCCCTGCGTGGCTCGTCACTGTCCGGCGACTGGCGGAGGATCGGTGGGGCGCTGGAGTTGGTCGCCTTGCTCGCGGTCAACGTCCCAGGCTTCCCGGTTCCGCGTATCGCCGCCGCCTCCATCGGCGGGACTCAAGTGTCCCTGGTCGCGGCGGGCAACCCGGCCGAAGTCCCCGACGAAGACCCCATCGGGTCCGGCGCTTCTCCGGCCGATCTGCTGGCGGCCCTTCGTTCTTCCCGTTCTTCTGACGATGACGCCGAAGAGGATGAAGCCTCTTCCGATGCCGATGCCCCCTCTGACACCGACGATGTAGTCTCCGGTGAGGACGACGATTCCGCCGACACGCAGTAGATTTCCCCCACACTACAGTCGAGCTTGTCCTCGCCGTCCGAGCCCCGCTGGGAGGACTCCAGCGGGGCTCGGCCTTTGCCCATCCTGCCTTCGTTTGACCCACAACATCTAGTCTTGATCCCGGCACGTTTGAACAACATCTTGCTCTCCTTCGCTTGACAGCCCTGCATACCTTGCGTCTATCATCATCTCAACGGGAACCGGGCGACCTTCGCCGTAGCGTGAAGGCCCGCCACCGGAACGGGTCATAGCCCCGACGGTGCCGCTCCTCCCTCCTGGCAATTCTTTCCCCACCTAGGAGGAGCGATGGAACCAGACAAGGGCGCGATGGACCCGCGCGTCGCAGAGCTACTTGCTCGAATGGCCGAAGTGTCCGACGACCAACTCTCCGACTTCGAGGACATGGTGGTCGGTGCTTTGGAGGAAGCCGCCGAGGCCAAGGATGTCGCCACCGCGCGTGCATACGCTGACGCCCTGGAGACGATCCGGTCCGAGCAGTCCGAACGCATCGCCCAGGCTGAGGCGAAGGAAGCCGAGATCGCTGCGATCATGCAGCGGGTCAAGGGTTCAGACGCCGAGGCCCCCGACCCCGACGACGCCGATCCCGACGCCGAGGCCGACGATCCTTCCGCCGATGCCGATGCCGACCCCGATGCCGACGCACCGGCCGAGGCTCCAGGAGTTGAGGGCAATCGGGCAGCAGCGGCCGCACGGCCGTTGCCCAAGATCAGCGATCTCACCCGGAGTCGCCGGGTGAACCCGAAGCAGGCCACCGAACGCAAGACGGGCGCAACGGTGGTGACGGCTGCGGTGGACGTTCCCGGCATCACCGCTGGAACGGAGATCGGAGACAAGGAAACCCTGCGCCGGGCGATCTTCTCTCGGTGGCAGACCCTTTCCGGCTCCCAGGGCCTGTCGGGACGCATCCCGGTGGCCCGCATCACCACGGAGTTCCCCGACGACCGCATCCTGCACTCCGGGGATGAGGAAGGGAACTACAACAAGTTGGACAAGGTGCTGTCCCCGGACGCCTTGGTCGCCTCGGGTGGCATCTGCGCCCCGGTGGCCTCGTCCTACGACATGCTCACCCTGGCCAACGCCGGACGCCCGTTGCGCGATTCGCTGCCTCGTTTCGGGGCGGAGCGTGGCGGCATCCGCTTCATCCAGGCATCCTCGGTTTCCGACGTTGCCGGAGCCGTGGATCACGTCACCGAGGCTGAGGATACCTCCGGCGCGACGAAGGCATGCCTCACGATCACCTGTGAGGACGTGACCGAAGTCCTGCTCTCGGCCGTCTCCCGATGCCTCCAGTTCGGGAACTTCAACGCCCGGACGCACCCGGAGAACGTTGCGCACTTGACCGATCTCACGGTCGCCGCGCACGCTCGCCGGGCGGAGAACGAGTTGTGGGACGCCATGTGCAGCGCCTCCACGGCCGTTACCTCGGGCGAAGGGCTCTCGGCCTACCGGGACGTGTACGCGACGCTGGCGCGGGCAGCCGCTCAGTATCGTAACCGTCACCGGATGTCCACCATGGCGGTCCTGCGGTGGGTCGCTCCGGCGTGGTTGGCCGATCTGCTCTCCGCAGACCTGGTCCGCCAGATGCCCGGCGACGGCACCCAGGCCGTTGCACGAGCAACGATGGAGGAATGGTTCCGCAGAACCGGCATCGCCGTGACTTGGACCAACGAGGGCGGATCGGCCCCCGACCAGGTCTTCGCGACACAAGGTGCCGGGGCGCTGTTGGGCTGGCCCTCGACCGTGGAAACCCTGCTGTACGCCGAAGGAACGTTCCTGTTCCTGGATGGTGGCACGCTGGATATCGGCGTGGTCCGCGATTCCTCGTTGATCTTGGCCAACGACTTCCAGTTGTTCGCCGAAACCTTCGAGAACGTGGCGATGGTCGGACCGGAGTCGCTGTGCTTGACCTTGGACATCTGCCCGTCGGGCCTGTCCTCGGGTCAGGATGATTCCTTCGATCCTTGCACCCTCGGTTCCTAAGCAACTAATGGGGAGTAGATGAACCCACGCTCGGGGCGGACAGGCTTACCGACACCTGTCCGCCCCGTCCCCATTTCTTTAGAATCCAGGAGGTTATAAGTGGCTCCCAAGGCCCCCGTTCAAGCGATAGGCGCAAAGCCTCCACGGATTTCCTTGCTGTCCTCATCTATCGTCGTGTCGGAGAACGAACGGTGGCAGGGGGGCTTTTCGCACGAACCCGAGTCGTGCGGCACGCCCAACATCGGAATCTATGACCCGTGCGAATCCCCAACTCGCACCGTGGATGAGAACTCCGACGGCCTGCAAGATGTCGAGCCGTTCATCGTGTGGGCCGGGGAGTCTTGTACGTCGATCGGGTCGTTGCATCGTGAATGGAAGCCTCGCGCCGAGCGCAAGTTGATCGCGTGCGAGTCCAACCAGATCGAATCAGAACTGTGGCGAGGCGACCTTTCCATCGCCCGTGGATGGGGAAACAAGCGTCTTGCTTCCCTTGACTCCGACGTACTCACCGACACCGCCACCACACCCGTGCGCGCCCTGTCCTGCTTGGAGCAAGCCTTGGCCGGTTGCAACTGTGGGGGTCGCGGGATGATCCACGCGATGCCGCAGATCATCACGCTGTGGTCCGAAAACGGCCTCGTTCGCCGTGAAGGAAACCTTCTTCTCACCGCGATGGATACCATCGTGGTTCCCGGATCAGGCTACGACGGGTCCGGCCCCCCGCCCTCAGCCGACGCCGCCCCTACACCCGCCGCCGACGGGAGCATCTGGGCGTATGCAACCGGCATGGTTCACATCCGCCTGGATACCATCAACGTCATCCCCGACTCCTTCGACGCCGCCCTGAACCGCTCCACCAACAAGATCACCTTCATCGCCGAACGTCTTGTCTCGGCCACCTGGGACTGCTGCCACTTCGCAGTTGAACTCGACGTTGATCTCTGCGGCATCGGAGGGCCAGGTTCCTGATGGCACTTCCCCTGGTCATCTCAGCAGGTGACGCCGGTCACATCGGCGACCACGAGGAGCTACACGCCTTGGTGGCCGATGCTGTTACGCCATTCGTCTTGGCGCTTTCGGCTCAGGACGTATTCGCCAACCGTCCGGCCGCAGGAGTCCAGGGCCGCTTCTACCACGCGACGGACACCCAGCAGTTGTTCTTTGACACCGGCAGCGGGTGGGAGTCCATCACCGAATACTTGGGTGACTTCAACCTCAACTTCCTGTCCTCTGCCGCCACGATCTCAGGTTTCCGCATCCCAGCCTGCCGCGTCGGACGAACGACTGCCCGAACGATCGTAACCGGCACCACGTTCTCCTCGGGCATCGGGTGGGACAACGAAGCCGGAGGGCAGTTCTACGACAACGACGCCCTGCACAGCATCACCGTAACCACCGACCGCCTCACCGCCTCGCGCGAAGGCGTGTGGCAAGTCGGAGCCCAAATCCGTTGGGACACCAATGGCACCGGCCAACGCGGTATCCGTATCCGCAAGTTCCCCGACGACGTGAACGTTCGCAAGGAGGACCGAGCAGCATCCTCAGGTGAGGACTACCAGGGCATCATCTCCGACGTGGAGTTGGAGTCCGGGGACTGGTGCGAGATTCAAGTGTTCCAGACCTCGGGCGGCAACCTAGACATCCTTGCCGCCGAGTCGTTTGCTTTCATGCACTTCATCACCGATGAAGCCTAAGACCGCGACCGAGAGAAGAGAGGAGTAAGCGATGGCGAATACATGTCGCAGACAGGTGCAAGCCTGTGCCATCAGGGTTTCGCGTCTGGAGTCCAACGGCGTTCCGTCCCCAGGGGCGGACAGTCTCTACGTCTCGGACGCGCTGACCCAGCTACAAGTCACGCCCGTCATCTCTGAGGGTGACGAGTTCGAGATCAAGAATGCGTGCGGGGAGGTCTGTGTCAACTTCAAGGACTGTGACCGCCTCAAGCGCCTCGATCTCACCCTGGGGTTCTGTTACCCGGACCCCGAACTGCTCGAACTCGTGGCCGGAGGTTCCCTCCTAACCTCGGGCGACGCAGTTGGGTATGCCTACCCCGAACTCGGCGCTACGTCGTGCCCCAACGGCGTGTCGATCGAGTTGTGGGCGCGGCGCATCGGAACCGACGGGTCATCCGATGCGGACTTCCCGTGGGAGTGGTACGTCCTGCCGCGCACCTACTGGCAGCACTCCACTCGCACGTTTGAGAACGGCCCGATCACGGTCGAACTCACCGGGTTCGCCACAGAGAACGAGAACTGGTTCGACGGGCCGCTGAACGACTGGCCGGTCGGCTCGGATCGAGTTCTCCAGTCGATCCCGAGCGCGTCCATCCCCGATCCCGCGTGCGGGTACGCCGAACTCGTAGCATCCTAGACGCCTTGACCCCACCCTCCTTGCCCATGAGGAGGGTGGGGTCGGGGGCAAAACCATGCCTGATGATGTGATCGGCCTCAACGAGCCTTCGACGATCGACAAAAGGCTCGACACGAACGTTGTCACCCGAGGCGCGTTCGACGTTCATCGTGAGCGCATCATCTTGTCTAAGGTCAACTCGACCGACGACGTAGACTTCGACGCCTTATTCTCGCTTCTGCTCACCGATGCCCAACTGCGTGCGGATGAAGTCGGGGTAAAAGACGACTACCAAACCGGCGAGATTCTCGCCGACATCGCCGGGGTCGGTGCGGTGGAGGACTTCATATTTACCGCTTCGGTGAACATGGTCATCATGGAGTCGGTGGGTGCAAACCTAGTATCGCGGGCCGACCCGTTCGGAGGCGTTCCTACCTCTGCACTCGGCATCCGGCTCACCGACCTCACGCCGACCTATGTGCCCGTCGTGACCACGCAGGTGAAGGTCTTCATTCCCGTCGGGGCCAGCGTGATGATCTACGGCCTGCGGAGGGTATAGATGCCCAGAATCTTCCCGATCATCCGCCGCATCACGCAGGGGGCCGGTGGCGTGACCAACATCGTGCGCGTAAGCGTCGGAATCCTTACTCGCATCGTCATCACGTTGTTCAATACCGCGCCCCAGATCGTCGGGTTCGTCATCGACGCGGGCCACGTCACGCTCACGAGATTGCAGCGCCTCGGCATCTCCATCACCACCGTCATCGACGGCACGCCATCCGACGCCGTCATCGTCACGGGATTGGTAGTCGCGCCGGAGAACTCCGGGAGCGCCGATGTACCACTTGGCGTAACAGGTATCGGCATCTCCCGCATTCAATACGACCTCGTCCACCGATCGGGCGGCAACGCTAGCTCGGAAGAAAACGGCTGCACCGGTCGGCAGGACTGGACGGACGTGGCGCAAGCTGAGGGACTTGCCGACGGGCTGACCGCGACCATGCAGGGCAACGCCTTGGGGGCACGAGACGGCATCCTGGTGTTGAACTACGCGAACTTTACCAACAAGTCGGAGTTGGTGATTTCGCAGGTTCTCCTGCGGTTCATCTGTGGTCAGAGCGGCACCGTGTTGAACAACGGCAACCACGATCACCGTTGGCGTAAGAACGGCGGGGCGTGGACGGTGCTGCAAATCTACACCGGCAATCACCAAGCTGACGAGAGTGTCGGCGAGATTTACGATATCACCGCTTCGATCACCGGGTGGTCGGACCTCGACGGCCTGGAAACGGGCGTCCGTCAGTGCATGGACATCGGCGAGAACTTCATCATCGCCAATGTTGACGCGGTGGAGGTAGACATCACCGCTGCCAAGGTGGACACGCTATGACGATTTATCTGAACTCAGCCCTAACCCCGGCGTTCGTAGAGTTTTGCATCGACCCCGAGGCCTACAACGCTTCTCCTACGCACACCATCCACGAAGAACATCGCCTCGCTCAACATACCGTTTCCACCGACGCCTTGTTCACCTGGGAGGACTCAGAACGAAACGATGATGACATCCTGCGCTCAGTCGGCACGATGACGATGACGGTGTCCGAGTGAGTACCTATGTTCACGCCAACCCCAACGCCGAGGATGTGACGTTCTGCATGAACCCCCAACACTACCCGGCCAACCTCGATGGGTTCCACAAAGACCTGCCGCAGGGCCACGTCTGGGTAACGCACGCGGTTTCGGTCGGCACCCTGTTCACTTGCACCGGAGAAAACGACCCGGCGATCCATGCCGTCATGGAAGCACTCGGCTTCATTCTCGCTCCCAACTAGAAAGGTACCTACGATGCCCGCACTCCTCCAGCAGGGGCTCACCGCGATTCGCGACGGGATCAAAGCGGTCGTGACCCACGTCGGCGTGTCAACGTCCCAGGAGGTCTTCGATGCCACCGACACCGAGCTAGACGGCGGCGGAATAGGCGAGACGAACCTCATCAAGGCGACTGCGGCCGAGAACAACATCGACTTCCAGACCGCCGAGTTCCAAATCTCCATCGACGGTGACATCGAGTTCACCGGCGACACCATCTGGACCATCGGCGTGCTCGACGGCCCCCTGGACGCCGACGCGATTTCTCGCACGGTGCGCACGGCTGGCATCGGCGTCCAGGCTGGCGACAACTATACGATCGGGGTGCGCGTCAAGGCTGAGGATACGACGCCATGAACCCCGTGGTCACATAGCCCATGCCCCTTGCCGCACTGTTGGTCAACGTCATCATGGCCGAAGGCGGCCCGCCTTCGGTGCGCCGGTGCGATGTCTTGTCGCCCATTGCCCGTCTGTGCGCTCCATTCGACCCCACCTTCCGAGGCTGCCCGGTCGCCAACCCCGCCGCACGCGGCATGGCTTTGGTCACGCCTTCGGTGCGTGGGGCTTCCGTCAGCCTCCCAACCCCTCGTGGAGCCTCCGTCATCTCCGGCATCGGCCGCCTATGCACCCACCTGCCCCCCACAGCCCGCCTCGCCGCCGTCGGTGCCCCTAACCCCCGCACTGAACCCGCCGTCGCCGCCTCAACTCGTTTGATCGCCGTCGCTGCCCCAAACCCCCGTGGAAAATCCGTCGTGGAGCCGTCGTCACGGTAGACTAGTGAAGTGGAGGTAAACAGATGAGTGCTCCGTGCGTTAGTGCATGCACACCCTGGGCGACCGTTGATGATATCTGTACGCCTTGTGATGACTACACCTTCCCCACCGGGCTCCTTGACGACATGATCGCCGTCGCGACTGATCTGTTGTACGAGTTGAGCGGGCGTCAATTCCCAGGATCATGCCAAGATACAGTCCGGCCTTGTGCCCAGGGTGTCCTAGACAACCAGTTTCCCCGTCGAGAGGTCGGCTCGTTTGCTTGGCCCATCGTCGGGGCCAACGGCGTCCGGGCTTCCTGCGGATGTTCCTCCCGGCGTCAGTGCGGCTGCCCCGGCGTCAGTGAGATCACCCTGGGCGGCGCGCCGTTGACCGCCATCGACGAGGTCAAGATCGACGGCGTAGTCCTGGACCCTTCGTTGTACCGCATCGACGACTATCGCTACCTGGTCAAGCTCCCCGATGCCGAAGGCAACTACGACCCATTCCCTTGTTGCCAGAACATCCGCCTCGCCGACACCGAGGCCGACACCTTCGCCGTCACCTTCACCTACGGCACCCCGCCTCCTACACCTGGGGTGCTCGCCGCCGCTCAGTTGGCGTGCGAGTTGGCCCTGGCCTGTTCGCCCGAGACGATCGGCAAGTGTCGCCTGCCGCAACGAGTGACCTCTATCGCCAGGCAAGGCATCACGATGGCGGTCCTAGACCCGTTCGACTTTCTGAGTGACGGCAAAACCGGGCTGTACCTGGTGGACTTGTTCCTGCGTACCTACAACCCGAACCGCCTGCGCCGTCGCGCCGCCGTCTTGTCTCCCGATGTCGGTCGCAAGGTCCGGCGCATCACGGGGTAGTGGGTCACTTTGACGCAAACTTCTTCGCGGGCCTCTCGTAGGCGTCCAGCAACCCGACGATCTCGTCTAACGTCCAGACGTGATCCGCTACGCCCGCGGCCATCGCTGGGGTCGTCGGGTAGCCGTTGGCCTTCTTCAAGCTCTGGTGGGACCGGGCGAAGTTGTAGTGCATGAAGTGAAGGCTGACGGCTGCTTCAAGGTTCTCGATCTTCTTCGAGAAGGCGTTCGTGAGCCGCGTGAAGCGCCGCATAGACATCCGCATGGTGAGATTCTGGCGCTCGACGTAGCTGGTGGCGATGTGCCCCTCGTCGGGGTCGCCCTGGATGACGCGCTTCTCGATGCCGGTGCAGACACCAGGGCTGTAGCGGGCCTCAGCAGTCTGGCTGCCCTCGTTCCCGTACTTCTTGATGATCTGGGCGTAGTCGATGCTCGCACCGAATTCGTCCTCGACTGCGGCCAGGTAGGAGCCCCATCCATCGGTGGATAGCTGGACGCGGTTGGCGAGCCGGGAGTGCAGGTCCTGAAGCAGGATCGAAGCGTCCAGGTAGTCGCGGCCACCGATCCACCAGGAGACCATGAGCTTGGTGTCGGCGCACATGGCGGTCCAAGTCCAGGCGTCCCCGTAGAGGCCCTCTTTGCCCTCCGGAACGTTCTTGGCCTTGGAGCCGACGAAGGACCAAATCTCGTCAGCCTGGATGCGTGTGCAGGGCAGGTTCTGGAGGGCTCCGTCCTGGTACTCGCGGCAAGCTCGTCCCAGGTCCACGAGCAGCTTGGTCACGGTGTTCTTGGCCGCGCCGGTCATCCGGCAAGTCGCGCGAATCGAGTTGCCTTCGACCAAGCACGCGATTATCGCCGCACGCTGCTTAGTCGATAGTCTGTTCATACTGACCATTGTCTCATGGGGGTGGGACAATGACGATCAGTTTGACGAGGGCGGTGCGACATGAAGATTAGATGGATTGCGGCCTGTCGCGAGGTTATAGAGACCGAGGTAGAAGGTACCGATGTGAAGGGCATCGGCGTTGATACGACTTTCGCCCCGGGAGAACCCCCTTGGGGTCTTCCCATTGTAGTCGCCGTATGTTTGGAGGGAGACGCTCGCGAGATCGGGAGCGCTGAAGTACATGGCTTGACATGGCAACTATCTGGCCCGGACTTCAGCGTGGTAGCGGAGGGACAAGAGACGTTACTCCTCGAATCTGAATCCACTCAGTACGAAGCTTGGGCAACCTCGCGCGTCATTGGTGTGTCGATTTACGCCGAGGTTCAAGAGTTGGGTGATTATTCCGTCGCCGTCCGGCTGGATGATGGCTTGACTCAGGTCTTCGCTTATCGAGTTTTGGCAGAAGAGCGCTGATGATGAACCGTCGCTAGCGATACGGCAGGGAGCCCTAGACGACTCGCGAGAGTAACTCTTATGCGTCGAACAGGTGGCGCTTCCCCCGTTGCATCGTTCACGATGGCGGCAGCGAGCTTATTCAGGTCTCTGGGGCGAGGCTTGGCCGTCTCCATGGGCTCAGGATACTACGCCTTGCTGATCGCGGCCACACTTCCCGCAAACGCTTGCAGTCGCCGTCCCAGCTAATTTCAATCTCGCCGCGCAGAATCGGCACCTTGGCCGACCGAACCACTCCCCGAGCATGAAGAGCCCTGCGATAGACCCAACGAGAGCACCGATCATTGCGGCGATGAGCAGCGGCCAATAAATGAAAACCAGCAAAGCGGGTCCTTGTGCCATGAGCACCGCGAGCAGGTAGCCATGACGGAGGCGATCAACAGAGGGCCGGGATGCACTCTGCGAAACCAGGGAAGCCGTGGGGCGTGTTTTATCGGCTCCGTCACAACGCCATGATCGCCCTGGGAGAGATCACAAATCAAACTGACCCACTACCCATCACGGGATGACCTGGACAATTTTGGAGTGAATAAGTAAGATGCGCTCCGGGTGACACGGCTACGACTAGTTCGGGGAGGGCTCGTTGGAGATCGCCTACCTTGGGAACTTCACCGCTGCGTGGTGTACCGAGAACCACATCGCCTCCTCTTTCCGAATCGCCGGGCATTCCGTGACCCAAATCCAAGAAGGCCAGCCCGTTTCCGCCATCCCCGTGCAAGTCGCCAACCATGACTTGTTCGTCTGGACCCAGACGTATTCCTTAGCCGAACAAGGCGGGACCAATGACGCTCGCCGCTCGATGTTGGACACGATCCGTGACCTCGGCATCCCAAGCGTCGGCATCCACTTGGACAAGTGGTTCGGCCTTGCACGCGCTCACCAAGTATCCACGGAAGCCTTCTTCCGCCAAGACCACGTCTTCACCGCCGACGGAGGCCACCAAGCCGACTTCGCCGCCCTTGGCATCAATCACCACTGGCTCCCGCCCGCCGTCTTCGCCCCCGAGGCCATCCGGGGCACCCCGCGCCGAACCTTCTCCTCTCCTATCGCCTTCGTTGGCTCCTGGCGCGGCCACTATCACCCCGAGGCCACCCACCGGCACGAACTCATCACTTGGCTCCGTCGGTCCTTTGGACCGTCGATGGTGTCATTCTGGCCCAAGCGGGAGCAGGTACGCGGTGCTGCTCTGAGCGATCTGTACGCATCGGTCAAGGTGGTCGTGGGCGACTCGTGCATGGTGGAAGGCACCAAAAATTACTTCTGTGTCGATGAGAACACAGAAATTTTGACGACGCGAGGCTGGTTGACGCTCGACGAAGTAAAAGAAGGTGATCTCGCTTATCAACGAGATTCCTCTGGGCTCGGTCGGTGGGGAGCCGTGAAGGCCGTGAATATTTATCCAAGTCCTGGACGACTCACTTTGTTGGATGGCCCGGCGCATTCATCGTTGACGACGAGCAATCATCGGTGGATCGTCCGATCCACAACCACGCAGGTAGTCGGCGAAGAAGAGAGGGGATGCTGGTTGTGTTCGCACCAAGCCCCGAACCAGCGAGGGCTTGGCATTCACCTTCACCATGCTCACGGGATTCCTGGCCGGGGAGGCCGCGTAAAGCGCGCAAGTACGGTGTGGCGCTGGCGCACGACGGAGGAGTTGCAAGGGGGTGATGCAATCCCGTTGTCGTCGCCATGCGCCGACTTGCCCTCGCAAGCGAAGTGGGATGATGCCTTCGTGGAGTTAGTAGCCTGGGCCTGGACTGAGGGGTCATGGATTGCGAACATCAACCGCTACTCGGGCATCACGCAAAGTCATAAGGTGAACGCGCCTTACGTGGATCGGATTCGGCGTGCATTGACCGCGTTCGCAGGACCAGCAAGTCCCAGAGACGGGCGCATTCGCTTCATGACACGTCCTGCTTGGACAGAAGGCAAAACACGGGACGATATAACCGGGTTCGGGCTGAACGCCGCGCTCGGCCGCGCGCTTGCTGAGATTGCCCCGAACCATCGGCCTTCTCCCTCCTTCATAAGTGAACTCACGGAAGCCCAACTGCGGTTGTTCGTTGAAACCTCAATAGACGCGGACGGTTGTCGTAGTGGAGAAGCCGTGAGCCTAGCCCAACGAGTAAGCGATAGGCTCGATGCGTTCGAGATGGCCTGCGCTTTGCTCGGGATCGCGACGAACAAAATTTCGTTGTTTGCTAAGGGCACGATGTATTCGGTGAAATTGAAGAAGCGCGGCTTCGCGTCACCACTTCGGGCCGATAGCACGGTGAGAGTGGAGTCGGTCCTATACCCCGGCCGGGTCTGGTGCCCGACGACCGATACTGGAACATGGCTCGCGAGGCGTCGAGGTACGGTCTACTTCACGGGGAACTCGGACAGAATCCCAGAAACTCTCGGGCGTGGTGGATTCCTGCTGCATCCTTACATCGAAGGCATCTCCTCCCACTACACCGACACCGAGCACTTGCGTCTGTGGGCACCCGGCGATTGGGCAACGTTGCGTGAGTTGATCCATCACTACCTTGGGGCCGAAGATGAGCGTGCGAAGATAGCCTCCGCCGGTCATCAACACGTCTTGGCGCACCACACCTACACGCACCGGGTCAAAGAAGTGATCGCGACGGTGTTCGGGTCCGAAGCCGAGAAAACCAACGTCGAGGAGAAAACCGATGCCTGAAATTGGCCCATGCGTCATCTGTGGGGGAGAAGTCACTGGTTATGGGAATAACCCAGAGCCGGTGAAATCACATAAATTGGGTCAGGCATGTGATGCTTGCAACAGCAACGCAGTAATACCCATGAGGATGAGTAGCTTCCTCCGTTTACCCCACGGAGGTCCAGTGGTGGAGTCTGGAGTCGAGATGATTCCGACACGGATCAACGATCGATGGATTCTCAGCCTGCCGCCGCATCGTGCTGAGCGGCCCCAGTGGGTCACAGGCTGGGAGGTAGCTCGCCTTGACTCCATGTTCCGAAACATCGTACCCGGCGATGTGGTGTACGACATCGGAACAGAGGAAGGCGACATGTCGGCGCTGTTTGCCTTCTGGGCCGGGATGAGGGAAGGCCACGGCGGCATCGTGCTGTTTGAGCCGAACCCGCGCGTGTGGCCCAACGTGCGCGCCATCTGGCAAGCCAACGGTCTTCCGACACCCGAAATGTGCTTCGTTGGGTTCGCGGGTGATGAAGACCGTCATCTTCAAACCATGTCCGACCCCTGGCCCGCCTGCGCCTTTGGCCCCATCATCGGCGATCACGGCTTTGCCAACCTGTCCGAGCGACCCGACATCGCCAGCATCCGCATCGACACGATGGCCGAGCGTTGTGACCCGCCGAGTGTCATCACGATGGACACCGAAGGCTCCGAATGGCACGTTCTCAACGGAGCAACTCGCATCCTGTCTGAACACCGACCACTGGTCTACGTCAGCGTACATCCGCAGTTTTCCATCGACATGTACGCCAAGACGCGGGATGACCTCCTTGCCCTGATGGCGGGTCACGGGTATCGCGCGACGCATCTGGAAACCGACCACGAGGAACATTGGGTGTTTCATCACCCCGACGGCCACCCGTTCGTCCTATGACCCGAAGCGCATTCTCCTCCGCCTTCCCACCCGGCATGTGGGAAGAAGTCGTGCGGTCTGACTCCTACCGCATGAAGGACTACCTCATGGCCCACCGTGCCGACCCACTTTCCATCCTAGACCTAGGAGCAAACGTTGGGGCCTTCTGCGTCTGGGCAGCATCCATAGGTCACACCGTCTGGGCCATCGAGCCCGTGTTCGACAACATGGCCGCCTTGGTTCGCAACGTGAATGAATGCGGTCAAGGTGATCGAGTCAAGCTGATGCCGGTGGCGCTGGGCGATCACAACGGACACTGCCGCATGTTAGCCACCGGCGAGCCAACCGGCTGGGTGAGTGAGCCAACCCTAGAACGCGGAAACGTGATGATGAGCCTGGACACGATCCTCGGCCTAACTGGTGCCTCCGTTATAAAATGCGACGTAGAGGGGGCGGAGTACGCGGGGTTCATGCACTCCTCGCTCACCGGAGTTGACTACATCGCGATGGAGTATCACGTCTGGACCCTGGTCGGGCAGCCCAGCATCCCCGGAGCAGGCACCAGACCCGCTGGCCCCAAGATGCCCACCGGACAACCCGAAGCACTCATCGCCAAGCTGTCCCTCACCCACGACACTACCGTTATCGGCGACGACTCCGGAGGCTACATCTACGCAAGTCGCAAGCCATGATAAACCTCGTCTACCTGTCGTATCACGACGAGATCAATGCGCGTGGGTATTGGGATCACGGGTTCTTGCTGTGGTTACTCTCACGCACGTCCGGCTGGCGGGAGCAGTCCTTCTTGGCCTATGTACCCAAAGGCCAGGGAGCAGTCGTCGTCGTTCCGGCTCGCCACCACGCTGCTGATGCCGACGTTGCACGGCTGAACTCCGAACTGGCTTCCTTACCGTGGTGCCTGCTCATCTTGTCCGGCGACGAGGAGCACCTGTTCCCCGTTTCCGCCATCAACCACCCGAACATCCGCATCTGGGTCCAGACTCCCTCCTCACGCCACCACGACGGTCTTGCGATCCGGCGCATCCCGACGTGGTTCCCTCGTCAAATGGCTGAGCCTCTGACCCCCTTCCCCCCAACCGAGAGCCGAGAACTGACGTGGTTCTTCGCCGGACAGGTAACGAATCCAGAGCGTGACATGATGATGTCCGAGGTCCATAAAGTCCCGGCCTCCAGCGCGTTCTTCCAGACCCAAGCCTTTGCCGCGCAGGCCATCCCGCACGACCTCTACTACCAGTTGATGCGGCAGTCTCGTCTTGCGTTGTGTCCCGCTGGACCAATGACGACGGACACGTTCCGCGTCTTCGAGGCATTGGAGTCCGGTTGCCTGCCCGTGACGAGCGCGCGATCCTCATACGGAGAAGACGAGAACTATTGGGATTGGGTCTTTCCCGCCGACGACCCGCATCCATTCGTCGTCGTAGACGACTGGACTTCTTGGTCCGAGATCATGGCATCCATCCAAGACGACACCGCGCGTCGGTTGGCCTGTTGGGCGTGGTGGACACGGTACAAGGCCACGGTGGCAGGGTGGTGGTTCACCGATCTGCACGATCTCTGTGGGTCCGAAGCCTCTCCCCAAACTAACCGTGACCTATCCGTGCTGATGCCGACCTCACCCACTTCGCGCCCGCCCGACAAAGCCTTCTTGGACACCTGGAAAACGATCAACTCCGTTCGTGAACATCTTGCTCCGGCGAGCATCCATCTGATGATCGACGGGGTACGTCCTGAACAAGATGACCTGCGCTCGGATTACTACGCCTACATCGACCGTCTTCTATACGCCACTCGCCAACGCTCGGCCTCGCCGATCATCCCGCACTTCTTCTCTGACTTCGCCCACCAAGCCAACATGACCCGCGCCACCCTTGCATCCATCACTACCCCCTACGTTGCCTTCGTCGAGCACGACACGCCGCTAACCGCCTCCGTCCCCTTGGAAGTTATACGTCGTCGGCTGGAGAACCTAGACCTGATCCGCCTGTATCACTACGATGCCGTCCCGCCCGAGCACGCCTACCTCATGGACTCCTTGGACGCAGAGATACAACACACGCGCCAATGGTCCCAGCGACCGCACATCGCGCACACGTCCTACTATCGTCGCATCATCGCCGAGAACTTCCCGCCCGATTGCCGCACCATGATCGAGGATCGGATGCATGGCATTTGCATCGAGAATCCAGCCGAACATCGCCTGGGGTTGCTTGCGATCCCGCCGATGCGTCGCAGCGAGCACCTTGATGGGCGCGGTTCGGACCCGAAGTTTGAGATGGATTACGGGACGATATGAAGATCGGGCTGATCGCGCGCGCCGACAACCGAGGCATCGGTCAGACGACGTGGGAGTTCCAACGCCACATGTCCCCTCATCGAACCCTACTGATCGACGGGTCGGTTATCTCTTCCGCCTTCACCCAGCATCTTGACCGCTACCCCGCCTCTTCTACCATCGTCCACCGTTACGATCACAGCGGCATCCCGCTTGCTACCCAACGTGAGTTCCTGGATGGACTGGACGTGGTCTACCTCGTTGAGACTCCCTACGACTACACCCTGTATGAAACGGCCCGTGCCATGGGGGTCCGTACCGTGTGTCATGTGAACCCGGAGTTTTACCTTCACGCAACCAACATCACCCTGCCCCATCCCGACGTGGTGTGGCTTCCGACAACTTGGCACGCCGAGAAGATCAAGCACGCTCGTATCATCCCTGCACCCGTCGCCCGCGACCGGCTTCCCCTCCGCCACATCACGCAGGCGAACCAGTTCTTGCACATCATCGGGCAGCGGGCGATGCGTGATCGCAACGGCACGCTGCTGCTGCTACGAGCCCTGCGGTACGTCCAAACCAAAGTGAGCATCATCATGCGGTCCCAATCCAACATCCCCCGGTCGTCTTTCCCGCGCAACGTGACTCTTGACGTTCGCGTCGGCGACACCCAAGACTACGCGGAGCTTTATGCCGAAGGTGATGTGATGTTGTTGCCTCGTCGGTACGGAGGTAACTGTTTGGTTCTCCACGAGGCTTTGGCCTCCGGCATTCCCACGATGATGCCCAACTGTGCGCCGCAGAACCGGATGCTGGCCCCCGACATGCTCATGCCCGGACGCACTGGACCACCGCTACGAACCCAACTGGGCATGATCCCGACCTTTGATGCCGACCCGCGCCGCCTTGCCTCCGCCATCGACCGGCTGACCCGTGAACCCGAAACCGTGCAGCGTTGGTCACAGTGGGCCGACGAGTGTGCCGAATCCTTATCATGGACCAAATTAGCCCCCGTCTACACCGAAGCCTTGGAGCAAGCATGCGCCTAGACGCCTACGCCTCCGAGCGCCAGTACTTCGATCATCTTGCCCCCATCTGGGAAGCCCTGCCGCCTTCGGTGCGAGGCACATTCCACATCATCTCTCGCCTCGCGGCCCACGCGGCGACATGGAGATTCGAGGTTGCCCAGACCCGTCCGGCACTTCGCAGCACCGACCCGATCTTGGTAGCGGCGGCATCAGATAACCTGCGCGTCAAGCGCCGTCCGGCGATCTTCGTCGAGCACGGAGCGGGTCAAACCTATGAAGGTGCGCAGGGGAATCCATCGTACGCCGGTGGGGCAAAGCGGGATAACGTCGTGCTGTTCTTGTGCCCCAACGACGAAGTGGCGATGCGGAATCTGGACACCTACCCCAACGCCTTGGCCTCGGTCGTAGGGTGCC